ATATATACACTATATAATACCTATAATATGTATATATAATACAATGTAATACAATAATAATATTGCATACAAAATATAAAATGTAATAAACAAATAATATAATAATATGTTACGTATACATAATGTAATATGTAATGTAATAAATAATAATTTATTTTATTGTATACATAATAATGTTTTATGTATGTAATGTTTTTATTTTTATTATTATATTATGTATACAATGATACAATATATCATACCATGTACGCCCTGTACAATATAAAACGTAATGTATTATTGTATATAAAATACCTTGTACAATATACCCCCGTATTAACCATACCACCTTTAAAGTGTATGCAATATGCATTTTTGCCCGACGCTAGTCACAGAACTTGGAACAAATTTTAGAGGTTACTGTGGTGTAATGCATAACACTTGAACTTGGAGCATATTTTACAGGTAATGTGGTGTAACACGTAACACGCTATGTCACAGGATTTGGTGAGGTAATATTTGTAACAGGATGTGGATAAAATAACGTTAAAGCGTTGTGTCACGTAATATGAATTTAATGTGAAGAAAATAGGTAAAAATCGAACGCAATGTGAATTTAATGTGAATTTTATCGAACAGTATTTAAAGGTTTCTTCATCTGCTTGACAAGAAACTAAAGGTCACATAAAATATTATTAACATGATAATGTTAAGAATGTTTTATAAAGGTTTTATGTCACACAACGAAAGAAATTGAGTTGTGTTAGTACTCTAGATTGAAAATCAGAGTACGGTAGTTAAGTATAACTAGGTAATTCCTTAAAAGTTTATATAAAGAATTGTATGTTTTAGTACAAATAGGTAACAGAATGTAGGGAACTGGTAACTCCCTTGTACTGTTACCTATTTTTTGTTACAATTTAAACAAATAGTTCAGAAAACGAGAGGGGTGTAATGATGTTATTATTTAACGAGATTAAAAAGGATATAAAAGAAGGTTATAATTACGTTGATTATGACAGCAAGACATACAAAGGATATAACGTTCATACTATTTTAGATAAAGAGGAAGTTTTGTATTACATTACAAGTGAAACAAAACAGGTTACAGTACACTTTGAACGTGACTATTTCCTACATATGAGATATGGTGAATTGAGTAGCAGTGTAATGCAACATATTTATTTTAATATGGTAGATAAATTGGAGGATTAAAACATGAGTAAAAATATAAACTTAGATGGAGTTAGTAATATTGTAAATAGTACAAAAGATTTAGAGTGGTTTATGACCCAGTTTATACGCAAGTACGAAGAAATGGCTGAACTGCAAGACGTAGCTTGTATAGACGAAGAAGTAGAGGATTTAAAGCTAGAACTTGAAATGTACCATGCAGAGGACAGAGTAAATAGAGAACGTTTAGACACATTAGAAGGTAAATATAGTAAATTACGTGACATGTACTTGGAGTTATATGTAATGTATATCCAAGCCAAGAATAAAGGCAAAATAGATAAGAGCATGAAAACTAAGCACAGAGAGTTTAGGAAACAGATGACAGATGAAAAAGTTTATGACGAAATGGAATTACCATTTTAAAGGGGGTTTGTGTAATGAATTATGATAGAGAAATATGGGAAGGCTGGACTGTAAGAGATTTTATAGAGGAACTAGAACCACAAGTTAATATGATAATGAGTGGTAATAGCTGGGTAGAACCATTTAAAAATAAAAAAGAGTTAGCAAAATGGTGTAGAGAAAACCAACCTTATTATAAGGGTGAAATAAAAGAAGTAACAGCCTATTTTGCTAATAAGTATTTATAGGAGGTAATAGAATGAATAGCATAACGAACTGGAATAGCAATTTACCTGGAGGTTTTGACCGATTAAATATGTATTTAGATACATATAAAGGAAATAAATATGACATACCTATTTTAGACAAAGAGGATTATATACCTAAAGATTTAGTGTCTTATAAAGAGGTAACACATCCAAGTAAAGCGTCAATGGAGAAGTGTATTCACTTCTTCCTTGATGACTACCATTTTGAGGGAGTGTGGAATAGTCCTGTTAAAACACTAGCTAGAATACAGAAAATAGGTAAGAGTTTAACTCCCGACTTTAGCATATATGTGGATATGCCTAAAGCATTACAGATATTTAATGTGTATCGTAATCGTTGGCTAGGTAAATTTTGGCAAGATAATGGTGTAATAGTAATACCTACTGTGTCATGGGGAGATAGAAGTACTTTTGACTTCTGTTTTGAAGGTGTACAGAAAGGTAATACAGTTGCAGTGTCGACTGTAGGTGTAACCAAGAAAAGCTATGACATATTTGAAGAAGGGTTTATTGAAATGTGTAACAGGTTAAAACCAAGTACAGTTTTAGTGCAAGGTGAAAAGAAACTAATGGATTTTGAGGATTATTGTGACGTAATGTATTATGACACCTATTGGAAGAAAACCCGTAGTAAATTGGAGGTGAATTAATATGGGTGGTAGAGGTCAGTACATGAATGGTAAATACAGAGAAATAAGAAGACAACGTATTAAGAAAAATAATAGGAACAATAGAAACGCTAACTATTATATGAGTAAGAAGGACGCTCAACGTAATTTTACTTTGAGTGAAATGGCTATAATAGATGAAGTGGTTAGTGAACTAAAGAAGCATGATTTAGCTGTAGATGCTGGTTTTGGTAAAAGAGTAAGAATTAAATTCTATAATGACCCTAAAAATAAGAAAAGTTATAAAGTAGGTCAAGATAAAATAGGTAGAGTACTTTATTTAAATAGAAGTAGTATGCATAATAGGAAAGAATTTAACCGACATTTACGTGGTGGTAAAGACTGGTATGCTAAAAATGGTAAAGCATATGAAAAAGCAGTCAAGCAAAATACCCAGTTTTATGACATGGATAAAGAATACCTTAGCCGAATGGTTGAAGCTCTAGTAAGACCTAAGAAAAAGAAAAAATAGAGGTGATGTAATGCATATTCAAAATAGACAGACATGGCTAGATAAAATTATAAAGTTTATTACAAGGATAAGTATTTTTCTTACTATATTAATGGTAGTAATATTTATTCCTTATGGTGTAATGGTTGCAATTTATCACTTGATATTAAAACAATATATTGTTACATTTATATACATAGCTGTAGTTATTCTACTGTTATACATTCATAGTAAGGTGGTGTAATAATGCAAAGTATAATTGATACTATTTTAAACAGTGATAAGGAAGAACTTGCAACAGAGCTTAAAAAGCTAAATGCAGGGATGTTAAATTCCTTTATATTACACATGAAAATGTGCATGAAGGGTTTAATAGAGTATAAAAATCAACTTTTAGATAGTGACAAAAGTAAGGAAGAATTAGAGGACACTCTTAAAAAGGCATACAGAACGTTACAGAAATATGAGGACGTAATTTTAGTGGCTCAAGAGGTTCAAAAGTCCTACAGGACTACTTCAAAGTAGTTTGACAGTGTGACAGCGTAATGTTACTATTAAAGTACATCAACAAGTTAACACAGAAAATTAAAAATAAATAAAATTATAAGGAGGTTCATAAAATGAACAAAGATTTAAGAAAGGCTTTAGAATTAATAGTAAGTGAATTATCAAATGGGGAATTAGTTTTAACTGATGTAGTTAAGGAAGCAAAAGACGAAGTTGCAGAAAAAAGAGCATCTAAAAAGGATAAAAAAGTAGAACCTAAAGAAGAAGTTAAGGAAGATGACACAGTTGAATCTGAATACTCTATGGAAGAATTAAAAGCTATGACACAAGTCGAATTAAAAGCGTTAGCTAAAGAGTTAGGTGTTTCAGTTAGAGGTAGTAAATCTGCAATACTTGGTAGAATACTTGAAAAATTAGACGTTGCAGAAGTTGAGGAAGAAGAACCTGTAGCAGAAGCTGAAGAACCTGTTACAGAAGAAGTGGAAAATGATGACGCTGTACAAGAAGCATTAGAAGAACTTGAATTAGAGGATTTAGCAGATTTATGTGAACAAGCTGAATTATCTACTAAAGGTAAAAAACAAGCACTAATAGCTAGACTTATGACAGCACATAACGCTGGTGAAATAGATTTAACAGATTTCTTTGAGGAAGAAGACATAACAGATGAAGTTGACGAAGAAATTGAGGAAGATGCAGTAGATGAAATGCAAATTGAAGAAATATTGGAAGCTCAAGATTTAAAAACTATAAAAGCTGTAGCTAAAAAGTTAAAAATCAAAGTGGCTTTAAAAGATAAAAAACCAGCTATAATAGAAAAAATAGGTCAATATGATGCAGAAGACGTAGTAGAAGTATTAAATGACATGGGTCTTATTGAACCTACTGATGACGAAGAAGAAGCGTCAGAAGGTGTAGAAATGCCTAAGTTTGAAGGTAGCAAAAAAAGAATAAAAGCGTGTGAAGCGTGTTGGAAAGAAACAATGTCAGATTTAGAAACAGGTGATATAGACGAGGATGACATTAGAGAGTTCTTTGAAGACAGATTTAGTGGTAATAAATCAGAACTTAAAAAGATAGCTAAAAAAGATTGGGAAGACTTAGCAATAGAATTTGCCGAAATAATAGCTAACATGTTTGATGATGACGGAGATGACGTTGAAATGCAAGAACCTTACATGGTAGGTGAAACTCCTTATTGCTGTGGTGTACCAATGAAAAAAGTTGATGATACTCACTTCTTATGTGAAATAGACGGAGAAGAAGTTGAACTTGAAGACGAAGAATAAGGAATAGCATAATAAAATCACACATCTTACAGAGGACTAGAAACCTAGTCCTCTACTTTTACACATAGTAAGGAGGAATACAATGTTATATGCTAGATTACCAGTTTATTTAGACATTGAAGGTAAACATAAACATAACATAGATACAGAAACATATACACATTACACAGATGTAAGGCTTTATCCCGAAGATGAAGCACAAGACCATAACAATACTTTGGAAGCTAAAGTCATGTTTATTATACGTGACCAACTTGGTAACATCTACAAACCTAAAGAAACAACTCCAATATTTGAATTAAACTTAGGTAATAGTCTAAATAATGATAAGAGCTTTAAAAATAGCTACCTAAATATAATAGGTAACATAATGATGTTTATTACAGCTAAAGGACTATTTACAAATATTTTAGAAACAATGCCAACACCATTAGGGGTAATGCAATTAACTAATAAGTTAGTTTATACTTTTGAGTTGTACATGAGTGGTGATAATATCCCATATATAAAAGATACATTTAATATGGAAACTGTTACATCACGTGAACAGCTTGAAATTATATTTGAGGAAGAAGAACTATTCTTCAAACCTGTAATATTTTTAGATGAATTAGAGAAGGGGGAATAAAATATGAAATGGTTAGATGACGATTATATAATGGATACGTGGAACAAGAAATATCGTAATGTTGTTCAAAAGGATGAAAACACAGTTAATAGTGAAACATTACATAACTGGTTTAAAAGAGTGTGTAATGGAAACAAAGAACTTATAAAACGCATGGAAGATATGAAATTCCTATTTGGGGGAAGAATACTTGCAAACAGAGGGTTAGTAACAAAAGACCATAAGGTTACGTTAAGTAACTGTTATGTGTTACCCCCTGTGGAAGATAACATTGACAGTATATTTGGGACAGCAAAAGATTTAGCCACTATTTTTAGTAGAGGTGGAGGTGTTGGAATAGACATTTCTAAATTACGTTACAAAGGAGCGCCCGTACGTAATAGTGCTGAAACAACAACTGGAGCAGTTAGCTTCATGCAGTTATATGACATAACAACAGCAATAATTGGTCAGAAGGGAAGAAGGGGTGCATTAATAATAGCAATGGATGCTGAACATCCCGATGTTGAAGATTTTATCAACATTAAAAAGGATTTAAATTTAATAACAAATGCTAACATAAGTGTTAAGGTGTCAGATAGATTTATGCGTTACGCAGTAGAAAACCCAGGGGAAAGTTATACTATGATGTGTAAACTTATAGATGAAGAAACAGGAGAAACATGGCATACACATAGGATAACTGTAACACCTAGTAAAATATTAGAACACATAGCAGAGAATAACTGGAAAATGGCAGAACCAGGAGTTCTATTTTGGGATAGAATGAAAAACTACAACTTTATAGAAAATAATCCATATATAAATATAACAGGAGTTAACCCATGTGGCGAACTTCCATTACCCGATTATGGGAGCTGTAATTTAGGTAACATAAATTTAAGTGCTTATGTCAGAGAACCCTTTGAGGAAAAAGCATGGTTTGATTTTACAGCATTAACACATGACGTTCCTATTTATGTGAAGGCATTAAATGATGTTTTAATTGAAGGTAAAGAATATCATCCATTACATGAACAACGTGATGCAATACGTTACTACAGACAGATAGGCCTTGGCATAACAGGATTAGCTGATATGTTAATAAAAATGGGTATAATGTATGGGAGTAAAGAAGCGTGTCAATTAGTAAGTGAAATATACAGGGTAATAATAAATCAATCTGTAATAGCTAGTGTGGATTACGCAGTAGATAATGATGATTACTCAAGTTATCTAGGGTTTAATGTAGAGGACTTTTGTAACTGCACTTTTGCACAAAAAGTGTTAGATAGAGAAACAAAAGAATATGTAAAAGCTAAAGGTAAAGTATATAACAGTCAGTTTTTAACTATTCCACCTACAGGTAGCGTTTCAATCATATTAGGTAATTGTTCTAGTGGTGTTGAACCTAACTTTGCATGGCAATACAATAGAAAAATAGAAACAATATATGACGAACCTAGAAAGGTACTTGTTACAGCTGGTATCATTAAAGAGTATTTAGACTATGTAAAAGGTAAATTAGATGTTGACATGACAGTGGAAGAACTTTTAAAAACTGATTTACCACCATATTTTGTAACAGCAACAAATGGTGTAACATATATGCAAAGAGTGGCAATGCAAAGTGCTTGCCAAGATTATATTGACGGAGCAATAAGTGGAACAGTAAATTTACCTAATGATGCGACAGTGGAAGATATAGCGAACCTTTATAAAGAAGCATGGTTGCAGGGATTGAAAGGTATTACAGTATATAGAGTTGGAAGTGAACGTGAAGGTATACTTACAGAAGTAACACCTGTTACAACATCAGAGGAAACAAAAGTAGAACCTGTAATAATTCCACGTGGTAAAAAACTTGAACACCTAGAGTTACAACGTGGTGAGAAAAAAGCAATAGCACCCGACACTATTTATTATAAAGAAGAAGTAAAAATAGGCTGTGGTGAATTAAACCTATTCATAGGATATTCTCCAAGTGAAAAAGCGTTACAAGACTTTTGGGTGAAACGTAAAGGTAATGGAGGTTGTGAACGTAATATTGAAAGTACAGTCATTTCTATGTCATTGTTACAACGTGTTGGAGGAAGTTTTGAAATGTTAGAAGAATCATTTAAAGGCATAGGAAGTTGTAACAGTTTTGTACATGCAAGAAGTAAAGGGGCAAAATTAAGTAAAGGTTCAAACTGTGGTCAAGCAATATTCAATACTTTATACGATTTTGTAAAACGCATGGAAAAGAATGAAGGTAGATATGTACTTAAACAAAACTTTGCAGAAGGTGACCCTAATTTACCTGTAGTGTTTGGTAATCCTTGTCCTTCTTGTGGTAAACCATTACACAGACAAGGTGGTTGTTACACATGTGATGAATGTGGATATAACAAATGTGATTAGGAGGTGTTACACATGAGTGTTAATTGGGTGCTTGTAGCAATATCTATTATATTTGGAACTGCTTACATGATAGCTAAATACTTTATTTATGATAGGGAATTGTATAGTGATATTATGCTAGAAGGTATTCAATTTCTTCTAATAAGCATTGATACAGTTAAGGACATGGCGTTTATATACATTATATTATATTATTTATTGTATAAAATATAGGAGGTGTTACACATGTATGAAATATTAAAAACTTTGGATAAACCAGTAATGAGTAAGTTAATGATATTAAAATTAGGGGGTATAGTATTATGGTAGAAGTATTATATTGGAATGAAAGTGTTGTGTTAAATGCATTAGCAGAAAGTTTAGTTATAGGTGGATTACCTAAATTTGCTGGTGTACCAAAAGCCGAAGATTTATGGAATGAGATACATCATCTAGCAATAGATTTAGATTATCTATGGGCAAATAGAGATGAAATAAATTATAACGCTACAAAGAAAATATTGGAGCATAGATATTCAAGTAATATGTTTTTAAATACGGATATAAATAAGTATATAAAACGTGGTCTTATCTTAGGTAACGTAAAAGCTGGTAGTGGTCATAACTGTATGTTCAAAGGGGTTCAATTCAATATGATAATACACATGCCATTATATTGGCTAAAAGAATATCAACGTTACCACTTTACGGACATAATATCATCACAAAGTACAATGCACTGTGTAACACAAATGGAAATAAAAGAACATTGCACAGATAAGGTAGACCCTATAATACTTGATTTAGTGGGTCAAAAAGTAGCTGAATTTAATTCATTATCTCCTATAGATGTGGGTGCAAGAAAAGAAGCGTTTGAATATATAGTGGCAAACCTTCCTAGTGACTTCCATTTAGCAATGGGTATTACAATGAACTACTTACAAGCATTAAGTATGGTGAAACAAAGAGAACACCACAAACTAGATGATTGGAGTAAAGATTTAGTACCATTTTTAAAAGAAGAATTACCATTTTTTAAACTATTCATGTTAGGAGAGTGGAATTAATGCCAAGATTTGATATTGTAACAAGATGCAAGGATGATGCAGATTTATTAATGCCATGTAAATCGACAGTAGGTAGTGTTGGTTATGACTTGAAATGTGCAGAGGATATAATAGTACCTTCTACATTGAAACACTTTTTAAAAGAAGCACATTTAACTGGAGGTGTAACAAGGGAAACACCTCAATTAGTAGACTTAGGAAAATTATTAGTACAAATGGAAAATTCATATGGGCAAAGAATAAGACCTACTTTAGTGCCTACTGGTTTAAAAGTGTACTGTGAACCTAACGAATATTTTGCCGTAAAGAGTAGAAGTTCTTACCCTTTAAAATATATGTTATTGGTAGCTAACAGTGAAGGTGTTGTAGATAGTGATTATGCAGATAACCCAACAAATGAGGGTGAAATATATGTACAGGTATTGAATTTATCACCTTTTGACGTGTGTATTCCTAAAGGAACAAAGATTGCACAAGGTATGTTTATTGCTACTGTTCCACCCGAAAATGGTGTAGTTAAAAATGCTTCAAGACAAGGAGGGCATGGTTCTACAGGAAATTAAACTTACTTGTCACTTATCGAGTAACATGTTATTATTTAAGTATAAAAATTAAATAATAGAAAAGGGGAACTAAAATGAGAAAAATAACAGTATTAAAGGTAGAACCTAACAAAGAGCCTTACACAGTAGATATTGAAGGTAATGATTCATGGGAGATGTTCTGTAACATGCGTAATGAAATAAATGCAGACCTCGGTCAAATCCTTACTTGGAATTACTCTAATGATAGAAGCGTACTTCTTTTTATAGATGAAGAAGGAAAGCTAAAAGATAAAGAGTATTGCAGAAGTTTAGGGTTAGATTATATAGCTGGTACATTCTTAGTAGTAGCCTATAATGAATCATTGGATGATTACGAAAGTTTAAAAAACTTGGAATTAGAAGAACACACTAAGTATTGGTCACTATAAAGTCAACAACAGGGTAACATGTAAGAGTGTTACCCTTATTTTTATAAAGGGGGAATAGAAATGTTAGTAATTTTGTTAACAGGTGTTAGTGGTTGTGGTAAAGATACCATAGCAAAAGAATTATTTACTTTATATGCAAAGGAAGGTAAAAAGGTACAAATAGTGCATAATGCCGACCCAGCAAAAGAAATGATGAAAAAGTATTTTGGAATAGACAATTATAAAAATGACTTAGGTAAACAACTGATAATGGGGTTAACAGATTTAATTTATACAGAGGCAAATTACTATTATTTTGAGAAAAAAGCAATGCAAAAAGTGGAACATGACACAGAAGTTTTAATCATACCCGATTGGCGTTACATGAATACTTTCCAATGGTGGCAAAGTTATGGAATGTGTAATGTTGTTTCAGTATTAATAAAACGTGGCATAGAATTTTTACCTAAGTATTACAGTTTAGAGGTAACAGAAAAAGAAGGTAAGTTACTAAAAGAGTTATGTCCCGATTATGCAGTAAATAATAAAAATGCTAAGGCAACAGCACAACACTTAAAAGATTTATTTAGTAATTTGGAGGATTAGAGTTATGGATGAATTACTAAGAATATATCACTCAGCCGAAAATATTAGTGTTAGGGAAGCTAATAAAATAAAGAAGGATATACTTGCTTACATCAATGAGGACTACCCACATCATTATGAAGCGTACAAAGAAAAGGATTATATAGAAGACCTATTACAAGACAGGATTCGTTTCATAGAAAATATGTCGGCAAAAGAACCTTTAAACGAGGAAATGTTACAAGACTTAGCAGATATGACACAAGAAGGTACAGCGTGTTATGAAGAAAAATTAGACGGAATAAGATGTGATTTACAAATAGATAGTTGTTACGCTAGGTTATTTAGTAGAAGAATATCTAAGAAAACAAACTGGTATTCAGAGAACACTCATAACTTCCCTGTCATAACAAACCATAGGTTACCTAAAGAATTAAATGGTACAGTACTAGACGGAGAATTGACAGCAATTAATTTTAAGGAGATTTCTTCATTATGTAATTGTAAATGGGATGAAGCAATATTTAGACAGCTTCTTTTAAAAGAAGAATATGGGTATGAAGTTGTGCAATATAACGCCTTTGACATTTTGTATTACAAGGGAATTAATGTAATGCAGTTACCATTACGTAGACGTAAGGAATTGTTACACACAGCAATTCACGATTTACACGAAGCTGGTTTATACAATGTAATAGAGCATGAATGTAATACAGGAAACATAAGTGTATTGATTGGACGTGAAGATAAAGAGCGTGTAATGGAAAACCCAATGATGTACCCTTATTTGTATGAAAAGGTTAAAAGTACAGACCTCAAATTATTCGGGTTTGAATTGAACGCTTTAGAATACTTTGACTACATTGTGTTATTTGGAGGTGAAGGTATAATGATAAAACCTCTTGATGCAAAATATTACATGAAACGTGGTAGAGAATTTACTAAAGTAAAGAAATTCGATACATGGGATGTTATAATAATAGGATTTACTGAACCTACAAAATATTATGAAGGTAAAGGATTACTAGACCCCGATTATGAGTGGGAATGGTATTGTGACGCAGAAGATGACAGTGTAACACATGAAAAAATGACAATGGAAGAAGCACATTCACAAGGATTATTACCTGTTACAAAAGCATATGCACAAGGTTGGATAGGTACTGTACGTTATGGTGTTGTTATGGCACATGACGAATTTGAAAAATGGGAGAAAATAAATCCTAAAGAAGAACGTTTAGTTATAAAATTAAAGGATGACAAAGTAATATTAGAAATGGGTGAATGTGGAGGTATGACAGATGAAATAAGACAGGAATTAACAGATAAACAAATATCTTTAATAAACACTGTCATGGAAGTAGGAGCAAATGAACAGATGAAGAAAACAGGAAGTTTAAGACACCCAAGATTTTTACGTTTGAGAAATGATAAAGAATGGGAGGTATGCACATGGAAAGACCACTTACATTAAGACAGAAACTAGCATTACAAAATGGAGAACCTACAAATAAAGAGTTAGGTATTTCTATCTTGGATAAAGAAGTACATTATGACATCAGTTTTTTAGAGGTAACAAAATTAGAACATTCACCTTTAGCTTTTGGCTTATTCCCTTTAGATGCATTACCTAATGTTAAGGGACAGCTATTAGATGTACAAATACAAGTTTTAGGGAGATTAATAGGTTGTAGATTATCAAAAGATTTTGTGCTAGAAGAAAATCCTAAAATGCAAGGGAAATCATTATTTAAAGTACACTTTAATGAGGGAACAATACTTGTATATAATGAAGATGGGAGAATAACACATGAAAAAGAAAAAGCGAATAAAGAGGATAAATAAACAACCAATATGGTTATGTGCCTACTTTCCTAATGGTGACGATACCAATTTATATATTAAGGCATTTTCCAGCAAGAGTAAGGCATTATTCTATGTAAACTTCTTATGTACACAAAGGTACAAAATTGTAGAAGCATATATAGATGAAGGAATAACACAATTATATAAGGCATTTAATTTAGATATTGACGAATTACAAACATTGGCATCACAAAATGAGGACACAAGATTAAATTAAATGATATAATGAGGGTATAGAGTATTACACTTTATACCCTTTTTTATGGTATAGAGTAGAAAGGAGAAAACATTGTTACAACGTAGAGGAATACATAGAAAATTAAGTGTAAGATTACGTATACACGTTAAGTTACAGGAAATAAAACGTACAATAACTTGTTACGCAGACAACGGGAATAAAGTGACCACATCATATTTAGTTAAATTGGTGTATAAATTCTGTGAAATGTATTCGGATATTCATTATTATCCTTATCAAGAGCAGTTTGCCAAGAGGATAATACGTTCTCTTATAACAAATGACGGAGAGGAAATATCAGCTTTATTTTCCCGTCAAACAGGTAAATCTGAAACAGTTGCCACAACAGTTGGGGGATGTATGATAATCTTACCTACACTGGCAAATATGCCTATGTTTGCAGATGATAAGAGATTAAGTATGTTTAGAAAAGGATTATATGTAGGAATATTCGCACCAACATTAAGACAGGCACAAACAACATTTAATAGAATGAAAACTAGGTTGTCATGTGCTAACGCTCATGCTGTCTTAGAAGAACTAGGATTAGCTTTTACTACAGCTAATGGTCAAACTGTTGCATTAACAAATGGTAGTTTTGCCACAAGTATAACAGCATCTGAGAGAGCCAACATAGAAGGGGATTCTTATATGTTAATTATATGTGAGGAATGCCAAGATATTTCATCTTTCAAGATTAGAAAATCTATACATCCTATGGGAGCATCCTATAATGCTAGTATAATTAAAATAGGAACAGCTACTACATTTAAAGGTGATTTCTATGATGTTATAGAACGTAATAAAAAAGACTATAAAGAAGGTAGGTTAAAAATACGTAACCACTTTGAATATGACTATAAAATTTGCCAAAAATACAACGAAAAATATCGTAAGTATGTGGAAAAAGAAAAACACAGACTTGGGGAACATAGTGATGAATTTAGAATGTCATATGGTCTTGAATGGATATTAGAACGTGGTATGTTTATTGACATAATACAACTTGAAACGTTATGTGGTTTAAAAGATGCAAGACGTGTAAGAAAGGATTTAACTAAAGAACATGTTGTAGGGATAGACGTTGCAAAGAAAGAGGATAGTACTGTTATAACAGTTATTGAGGTAGATTGGGATAATCCAATAATAATTGAAACACAAAAAACAAAAAGCAACGAAAGCATCCAATACACAGTATACAAAACACGTATAAAAGACTGGTATGAATTACATGGGGATAATTATGACAAACAGTATTATGAGATACTTAATTATCTAAGGAATTTTAAAGTTAAAAAGATAATGATTGATGCAACAAAAGAAGAAGGTATGTGTGACAGACTACAAGTAAACTTGCCTGGGATAGAAGTTGTAGCCTGTATATTTTCAGCACAATTTAAAGATAGAATGTGGAAGACCTTAGATAGTGGTATTAAATGTGGACGTGCCACATACCCATGTGACGAAGAAACACAGGCAACAAGAGAGTACCAAAAATTTATAGAACAAATGGGAGAACTAGAAAAAGACTTTAGAGGTCAAATAATGGTGTGTCAGCATCCCGATAGACGTGGTGCTCATGACGATTATTGTGACAGTTGGGCATTAGCAGTTTTAGGGGCACATGATAAATGCGAAGAAATAAGAGTGCAAGGTTACCAAGAAAATAAAATATTTAGTAACCATAGTAAAGGTATGTATACTAGAATAAATAAGTATACAGCACGTAGAAGAAGATAGGAGGTAATGTAATGAACTATAATTACGAGTATAACAAAGGTTTACGTATTGATGAACTTAATAGTTATAGGGCAGTATTAAGTGAACACTTAACGGATACAGACAGAGAACTTTTAGATGAATACATTGAAAAATGGAACTTTTATGAAGGTTATCACTGGGAAAATATAGAGTTACAAGATAAACCCCAAGTAACGAAGAATTACTGTAGGGCGTTTGTAAATAAGTTTGTAGCCTTTGAATTTGGTAAAGAAGTTACGTTCCAAGTGCCTACAGAGGAAGATAGTGATGAAAGTACTCCAGCACCTGTGACAGATTTTTTAAATGAAATATGGGATAACCATAACAAGAAAATGGAATTGTTAACTGATTTAGGTCAAACAAAAGCTGTAACAGGTATAGGTTGGCTACAAGTGAAATATGAAAAACCCGAGGATTTAAATGACCCTTTTGATGAATACCCTAATGGGCGTATACGTTTAATAAATATGTCACCTTTAACTGTATTTCCGGAATATGACCCACATGACCAAGAAAAATTGGTGAAATTAACTGTAATGTACCCTGTGGAAACACAAGTACCAACATTATTTTCTATACGTAACAAAATGAAAACTAAGGTGTATAAAATGGTTTGGACTAATGACGAATTTCTTGTGACACTTGGAGGTGAAATACAAGAAAAAGGAGCAAACCCATATGGATTTATACCTTTTGTTCCATTTATAAATTATCCTATTGCAAATAAAACAACAGGAGCAAGTGACATAGATGATATAATCCCGTTAAATGTGGAACTTAATCAAAAGAACTCTGACATATCGGAGATAATAGATTACCATTCAGCACCTATTACAGTTGTGTATGGAGCAGACATTGGAACACTAGAACGTGGTGCAAATAAAATGTGGGGGGGATTACCTACAGATGCACGTATAGAAAACTTAACAATGAATACGGATTTAAATGCAAGTACAGCATATATTGCAGATGTGAAAAAGGCAATACATGAAGTAGGATGTATTCCCGAAAATGCTCTAGGTGATATAGGAGCAATAAGTAATACTTCGGGCGTTGCATTACAAATAATGAACAGTCCCTTATTGGAAAGAACTAATGTAAAACGTATGTATAGTACAGCTGGGTTACAAAGAGTAAATAAGATGATTATATTTATGGGAATATTTCATGGTTTATTCCAAAAACCAGCAGTAGATACTAAAGATTTATATAGTACAGAGGTTGTATGGAAAGACCCACTACCAAAGGACACTTTAATAGAGATGCAACAATTACAACAAGAAATGAATATGGGTATAGAATCAAGACAAGGAGCTATGCAACGTTTAGGTAAAGATAGTAAAAAAGTACTTGAAACTATGGCAGAAGACTATGAAAAACATCCCGAATTTTATGGTCAACCTAAAAAAGAAGAAATTACACTTAATAGTGGCATGACAAATGGTGAAACACCTCAAGAAATGAAACGTAAAGAAATGACAGGAGAGAATAAGAAAACACCTGTAACAGAGGGTAAAATGTAGCTATTACATATTACAAGCAATTTTATGGTGCATTTTGTGCCACGTTATGTTACAATTACATTAAAAATATAAAAGTATTATCAAGGAGGAAAGATATAACATGAAAAACAAATATGGTATTAACGCAAGATTTATAGAAGGAATTAAAAAGGCATTGATAAGAAATGTATTGGCAGAAGAACCAGCATCACCAACTCAACCAGTGGTAAATTATGAAGAACTAATTGCTAAAGCAAGACGTGAGGAAAAAGATAAACTTTACCCACAAATTGAAGCAGAAAGAAACAAGGCAACAGCTATTACGGAACAACATAACGATTTACTTTTAAAACACGCCCAATTACAAAATGAAAATAAGGCACTTAAAGCTGAAATTAAAGAACTAAAAGATAGTGATGGCAAGGGTGAAAATAAAGAAATCGCTAAGTTAAAACAAGAAAAGGCAACACTGGAAAGCGAGTTAGAAAAATTAAAAGGGTCAATAGTAGATGAACCTACTTTAAGACAACAAATAGAAGATGAGGTAAAAGCACAATACGAAGTTGAATTGTATAAGGTAGAAAAAATGTCGTCTGACGAGTTTAAGGGACAAATAATACCCGAACTTGTAACAGGTACAACTAAAGAGGAAGTTGACGAATCTATACAAAAATCTAAAGAGAGATTTTTAGAGTTGTTAGGGGGAACAAAACCTCAACCACAACAACCTCAAGCTGGTAGTGTAACACCACAACAAATACCAACACCACCAGCTGGAAACCCTAACATGGGTGAGTTCGTTCAATCTACTCTAAGTGAACAGGACATTTACAACATGACACCACAACAATGGGCAGAGTATCGTGTTAAATTAGGATTAAAATAATAGGAGGAATTGTAAATGTTACAAAAATCTAAAAGAGGAATATTATCAAAACTATTAACTAAAGTACATGCAGAAGGTGGTGTACTTAATACAGTTGTGTCACAAGGGGCACAGTCTAGTCAACCAAATTATGTTCCTGGAACAAATAAATTGGAACATGCAATAAGAGCAGTTTATTCTAAAGAAATAGAATTTAAGGCTATGCCTAACATGAGATTTTTCCAATTTGCTACAATGAAAACTGAATTAAATGTTGAACCAGGTTTAACAATATCTATGTTAACTTATGACAACATAGCAAGAGGTGGAAAATTAACAGAAGGTGTTAGAATGGAAGGTAAGGCTATGAGTTCTAGCATGAAAGAAATAAGAGTAACTGAATATGGTAACTCTATAACTGTTTCTGAATTAAATATAAGAAGTAACTTTGATGACGTAATGGCATCTGCAACTACTTTATTAGGTAGAGATTACGCTATAGTTATGGATTGTATGTTAAGGGACGTTGCCCTTTCTAACGCTCAAACTGTTTATGCTGATAAAGCTGACGGAACTAAAGTAACAGCTAGAAAAGACTTGGATGAAACATGTAAATTTAAAGTTTCTACAGTTAAAGACTGCTTAGAAATATTGGCTACAAATAATGCACCTAAATATAATGGTGCTGACTGGATATGCTTCGTACATCCACATCAATCAAGGGATTTAAGGGATGACCCAGCATGGATAAATGCATCTAACTATGGTTCACCTAATTTATTATTCTTAGGAGAAATAGGTAAAATAGATGACACTAGATTTATAGAAACAACTATATTAAACAATGGTGCATCAGCAGAAGATGACCCTTCTTATGATGTTACATTACAAAAAGGTAAAGATGCTACAGGACAAACAACTGGTGATACAAATAAAGTACCAGTATATCAATCTGTATTATTTGGTGACAAATACGTAGGTTTAGCTATTTCATTACCAGTTAACCTAAGAGATAATGGTGTAATAGACTATGGTAGAGAAAGAGGTTTAGCTTGGTACTCAATAATGGGTGCTGGATTATTACACGAAAAACATGGTGTAGTTATAGAAACTGCTTAATAGGAGGTGTTATGTATGGCTATGACACAAAAAGAAAAAGAAAGATTGGCAACTGCATTACTTTATGTAAGACAGAAACCCATGGATGTAGTGGATTTAATAGAGAAGTTAATAGATAAAAAAATAGAAGAATCTAAGGCACAACCAGGTGTCTAGGAGGTGTTATAACGTGGCAAATTTCAAGAAAAAATCTGACAAAGACGTTGTTGAGAATTTAATGGAAGAAGTTAAACAAGAACAACCCGAAATAGTGTTGGATGATAAAGATGAAATAGAACCGGAAGAATCTATTACAGTAGAAAAACCGGTTGATAATAAACCCACTAAAAAATATACAATAAAGGTGAAACAGTATACTAGAGTATTTATAGGTCAATGGTATACATTTGAACCTAAAAGAGTGTATAGAGTGGATGAAAATGTAAAATCTAAACTACAAAATGCTGGATTACTACTTCCTTTATAGGGGAGGTGTAACACATGAAAGATTTGTTACAAAGTTTATACTTTGCATTAGGTAGAGAAAACTCTACTGACCCCGTTTGTAAAGCCATTACAGACGAGGAAATTTCACATCTTGTAACAACTATTGCAGAGAGTTATGGAGTAGACTTAGAAGACTTTGATGCAACTAAGGCTTCATATTTACAAATGCTAGTGTTACGTGACGTGTATTGGAAATTAGCTTTAGCTTCTGCCCCTATGTATGAAATATCAGTTGACGGATTAAAAGTAAGTAAACAAACTAGGTTTGAACACTACTTTTCCATGATACAACAACTTAATAGTCAAATCGGAGATTTATTAGAAGGTAATCCAAGTTTAGGATTTGCTTCTGTCAAAGTTGAAACTGCTGTAATACAAAAGGATTATGTCAATGCGAATTTACGCAACCTTGTGAGAAAGACAAAAACGAGTATTACAGTGGATAAACAAGATGACAAGTACACATATTTGGAAATAAAATTTAAAGATGCTCACGTTACACGTTTCCAGGTCTATTACAACCCAACCCTTCCTGTTGTAGACGAGTATGAGGGTAACACTTTAAGTAAAGGTTCAATTCTAGTGCGTGACAGTTTGGACGTAACCGATAATAAATTAAAAATTCCTGTTCTAAAGGGTTACGTTGCTGTTGTAATAATTGCTCCTAATGGCACTAAGAACTTTAAACAAATACAAGTAGGTGAAACTAATGGCACAATATGATGAAGTAAAATCGTTAACATCGGATGTACTTGAAATATATTCCGATTGGGGTACTGCAAATATTACATTACAGAAATTTCAAGGGGGAGAATATGATGATTTGTATGATGAAGGTACAGCGTCATATTCTGAACCTTATAAATGTATAGGGCGTTACAAACCAACACCTGTAGAAGAACAACAAACTGGAGTAGGTTTAAAAGAAGACGAACAATTCTATACTGTCTATGTAGTTAAGGACACACTTGATAAACAAGGTGTCACAAGTATTGAAACTAGAGATATTTTAGAATATAACGGAAACAAATTTGACATTCTAGCTGTTCAGTATTCTGCTGTAATTGGAGATTACGCCTTACAATATAAGATTTACTGTAAAGGTAAAATATTTAAGATTAAGGAGTTGTAACACATGAGTAAAATGACAGGTGATTGGACTAAGTTACAAGCTAAGTTAAATGATATTTCTAAAGGTAAAGTCAAAGACGATATGGAAGAACAACTTCAAGATTCGGCTAATGATTTAAAAGAAGCTATGCAACAATACATAAGAGGGCAAGAGGGTAATTGGCAACCTCTAGCACAAGCAACTATAGACAAAAAACATGATGACACAATTTTAATTGAAACAGGTGAAATGGTAGATAGTATAAAAGTAACACCTCAAGGTGAAGACCAATATGTTATATCTGCAACAGGGCAACGTAACCAAGAAATACTGAAATACCACGAATATGGAACGTCACGTATGGTCGCACGTCCTGTAGTAAGACCTGTATTCGAGAGAGAAAAGGGTAATGTAAAAGCAGAATGTAAGGATGCTTTTATTACATCCTTAAAGAAGTGAGGTGTTACGTATGAATTATGGATTACGTGAAATAGACACATCATTTAAAAATATGCTTAAAGAAATATATGGGGGTTATAGAATAGTTCATTATAACCCCGATGTAGATTGGGTAAAAGAAACTTACCCCTGTGTGGCATTTAAAACAGAACAAAATGCTGACACAGCATACAAGGATTATAATAGTTATGACATAGATGACCAATACATTACGGATAAACCCGATTATACTCAGATGTTGTTAACATTGTACGTTTTGGCAAAGAAACAACAAGACATAAATGTAATGATAGAAAAATGGTTAGATGCTCATGGTACACATGCTTCAACTATGAATATAACAGGTAAAGACGGAAATGTGAAAACTGTATTTATGGAGAGAAAAACAGCGTTTTTTACGTCAGATGAAAACTTGGACGGGAAAATATATTATCGTAGGGTGTTACAGTTTACGATAGATGTACCTGTGGAATTACCTTCAAGAGAATACAATAAGGTCGAACGTGTCATAGTAACTAAGAAGGAGGTACGAAATGGCTGATAACAAACAAGTAGTCAGACCGGGTTCTTATTTAAAAAGAGAACGTGATATAGTACAAAAGGCTACAACTGTTACACCTTTAGTATGGGGTGCAATAGGGGCAGAAGATTGCCCTATTGGAGACAGTGTAGTTGAAGTTAAATCCTATAAGGATTTTAAAGACAAATTCTGCATGACAGATGAACAGGCTAAACAATCTAAACTAGCTTTAGCTGTAAATCTTTGGTTCTTACTAAATAGTAGTAGCATGTTTGTATACAATATAAATCCTATATTGGTGGACACTACAAACGAAGCAAATTGTTATGGGGTTATGCAAGGTGCAGGCAGTGTTATAGGACTTACAGTCAAAGCTAAATATGCAGGATATTGGGCAGAAAACCTAAAATTTGAGGTAACAACTGATGCTGTAAAAGTTATGTATGGAGATGTTGTAGAAGTATTTGAAAAGAAATTGGAAAGTGTAAATAAATCACAGTTTTTAACTGCAACATATACAGGTGAAGGTGACCCTTTCGCTAAATTAACAGCTCAAGTTTACACATTTAAGGTTACAGCAATAACACAACCTTTAGATTCACAGGAGGACATAGCTAAACAAAAACAAGCTACTATGGATAAATATTTAGAAAAACTTATGAGAGAGGACACTATTACAATAGCTACTGAATATATATATGGTGAACCTAAATTTATTCAAAATAGTGCTAAAAAATTAGAGGAAGAATTAGGTATAAAATTACTCCCAATATCTCCTATAGAACATGTGGATGTAACACATGATTTACCCGCATATGAAGGATATAGAGGTATGGTATGTACTCCTTATGTTACTGTAATGAACCCTATAACTGGAGTGATAGAAGAACAACCACCTACTGTTGCAATACCAGCTATATTTGGTAAATTAGTAACTAAATATGGAATACAACAAGCACCAGCTGGTGTTGAAGCTATATTACCAAATGTTACAGGAGTATCATATGAATACACTGAAAGAGAACAAGGTATATTAAATGCTTCTAATTTTAACTGTATTATACCTAAAAAACGTTATGGTGTAGTGTTATGGGGTAACAGATTAATAAACTCTGACCAAGACAGGGATTATGTTTCTGACTTACTTTTGGATGACTATATAGATAACTGGATAAAAGCCGACACTGAAACATTTGTATTCAAAAATGCAGATGACATAATGTACTCTGAAATTACAGCAAGGATAACAGCATTTTTAAGAGAGTTATGGTCTAAGGGAGCTTTAGCTGGTGAAACACCAAATGAAGCCTTTTCCGTTAGATGTGACAAGGAATTAAATGCTGACGCTAAAAAAGGTGAAGTATATGCAGAGGTAGGCTGGGCTAAAAAATATCCAGCAGAATTTATTTACACTACTGTTAAATACATGAGTGTGTAAGGAGGGATGAAACATGTTTAGAGAATTACTAAAACAATACTTGGAAGAACATCAAGTACATGCTATGGCTAGAACATCAGCAGAAGACCCACTTAGAGGTTATAAATTCAGAATATCTATTCCAGGACTTCCTTCTTCTTGTGGATTTAAAAAAATCGGTGGATTGAAAGATGAAATGGGTGTAATAGAATATGACGAAGGTGGATATGACCATACACATAAATTAAAAGGTAAAGCAAAAGGTGGAGAACTTACTTGTGAAAAAGGTATGTTCCCTTCTAAACAAGTAGAAGAAGTGTTTAGAAACTCTTTGGCATCAGATGATGATAGATGTACTATAGTAGTGGCTTTACTAGATGCAAAAGGAAACGTAGCACGTGACTGGAAACTAGCAGAATGTTGGTGTTCAGCATGGGAAGCTGGGGATTTAGACGCTTCAAGTGAAGATGTATTAGTGGAAACTATTACTATTCAATATGAATATTTCTTAGACTAGGTGTAAGGGTATTTTAGGTCACTTGACAGCTTACAGAGGGTTACGTTAAAATAAAACCATACTGTAAATATAAATATTCTCATTTATTCCTAAAACGCCTAGGTATTTTATATACTTAGGCGTTTTTGTTATAATGTAGGTAAAATAGTAAATAAGGAGGAAATAAAATGTATACAGAAGTAGATAATTTATTAATAGGTATTAAGGATGAAAATGGTGTAACACACACTGAATTTGAGTACAGAGAAATGACAGGGCATGACGAAGAAGCGTTAGCCAAACCAAAAGTAAAAGATAATGGAAGTGTGGCATTACGTACAGTTTTAGAGAGATGTATCATAAGAATTGGTGGTATAACTAAAGATAGTGTAAAACCAAATAAATGGAAAGAACTTATACAAGGTATGTATATCAATGACCAAGATTACGCTTTTATGAAAATTAGGGCGTTATCAATAGGGGACACTTTAACTGTTACAAATAAATGTCCTAATCCAAGCTGTAAAAAGAAAATAAAAACGGAGTTCGACATAGACGAATTTGATATAATTCCATATGATGGAATTGAAGACATAGAGTTTGAATTACCTAAAGGTTATTATGACAAAGAAGGTAATAAACATACTACAGGAACAATAAGAAGACCAGTAGGTTTAGACAGAGAAATATTAGATATTTCGGCAAGAAATAATTTTGGGTTAGCAAATACACTTTTATTAGCTAGATGTATAAAAACATTAGGAGATGTAAAAATACATGACAGCGTAATAAAGGATTTATCTATGAAAGATAGGGACTATTTATTAAAACTTTTAGCTGAACACAGATGTGGATATGACATAGGAGAATTTGATATTGAGTGTCCCGAATGTGGTGAACAATTTACTGTTACACTTAATAACGCAGATTTTTTATAGATGATTTTTACGGGAATGATGCTAAACTTATCGCAGAAAACTATTACGAAGTCCTTAAAATGGATACGCATTATATTTCTATGCGTTACCATTGGGATAAGAATACAATATACGATATGACAACACAATCCCGTAGGGAGTACATTGATATATTAACCCAGCATGACCAAGCCGAGCAAGAAGCTATGGAAAAGTTAAATAATAATTATTAGATAGCGAGGTGTAACATATGGGTGAATTATTCGGGTTAGGTATACTCCTAACCCTTCAAGATAGAGCGACTAATGGTGTTCACGTAGCAACACACGCTTTAGAAGACTTAGAAGACCAAACTAGGGATGTAATAAATGCTGTTTCCGACCTTGACAGAGCCAATACTGGTTTATCTTCCTCTAACCCTTCCATGACACTTACCGAAATGGCACAAGGTATGCGACAATACACTTACTACTATGACCAATACGGACGTAGACATAGATACCATTCCAACCAGTTTAACCGAGAATTAATGCGTATGACAGGAAGTGCCAATGACATGGCACGTTCACTAGAAAGTAGTATTAGACCTTGGGGTCAAATAGCGGGTATGACGCAAAGTGGTAGACGAGTTGCTAGTATGATGCAAGGTATAGCAAGAGAAACAAGAACAGCATACAGAGCATTAGTTGGTTTTGACGCAGAAGGTAGACATGCAATATCAGCTAGTGAAACACAATCGGCATTAGACCGTTACAGACGAACAGTTAATGATTTACAAGCTGGATTACACAGTATGTATCAACGTGGTGAGATAGACGCTTTAAGTTATCAACAAGCTGTACGTAATATGGCACAGGAAAGTAGCCGTATAGAGAGAATAAATCAACGTGGATTTAGAAGTACCCGTCAGTATTATTCTATGTTACAACGTGCTGGTATACATACAAACGCAATAGAAAATCAACGTGGTATAGCCTTAGAAAGAAATCGCTGGAGAATAGAAGCACAGGCAGAACAAATATTATCTATGAGAACATCAGCTTCTAGTTTAGGATTAACCTTCAGTAGAATGTCACCTATTTTAGGTGCTATGACACGTAATTCTTTTGGATTAGTAGATGCTTTCCAACGTGCTGGTAGAGCGTTTAATCCTCTTGTAATACAAGCACGTTTATTTAATGAAGGGTGGAGTGGTAACGATATACAACGTTATATGACTTCTATGACAGCTTTTGCAACAGGATTTACTACTGTATTCCCTATATTAACATTAGGGGTTGTCGCATATTACACAGCATTGGGAACTTTAGCTTACAAACAAATACCAGCTGTACAAAAAGCATGGGAAAGATTTAAGTCATCAGCTTTACAAGCATTACAACCTTTATTAGAAGAAGTGGGTAAAGTTATGACAAAAGTGCTAGACTTAGGAACAGCCTTTATGGAAAGTGTACAGAAATTCCAAAAGGCACATCCTATTATATCTCAAATTGCAACCTCTTTGGCATTAATATTGCCTATACTTACTTTAATAGTTAGTGGATTTTTAGCAGTATATAAAGCTGGAGGTTTCATATGGCAACAAATCTTAGCCAATGCCCAACAAGCTCAAACCGATTTAACAGGTGTAGGATTAGCTATAGGATTTATAGGTTCTGTTGCAATATACCTCGGAACAACTATTGCAATGTTCCAAGCATTATATAAAAATTGCGAAGGATTTAGAAAAGCTGTAGATAATACAGTAAAATCGGTTAAGAATTTTATAAAAGAATTTAAAGAGAACCACCCCACTATTACAGCGTTTTTTGAAAATTTAAGTTTTGGACTATTCACAGCATTTGCTGGTGTTACATGGTTACAAACAACTTTTGCAATTTTTGCGAAAGTATTAAGACCTTTATCACCATTAGTTAATAGACTTACTGGAGCGTTTGGATTATTACGTTCTGTAGGAACACGAGCAATAAATCTTATATTAATACCTTTTAGGTTGTTTATAAATATATTACAGCACCCTATTACATTCCTACGATTAATAGGGCAAACAGGTAGTCGAGCCTTCCGTTTAGTACGTATGGCATTAACTCCATTAATAGGATTAATACGAAACCTCCCAGCATTGCTTTCAACAGCTTTTGGTGTGTTACGTAGTCTTCCTGGACTAATTGCTGGGGCATTTAGAGCATTACCAGGAATAATTTGGGGAGCGTTACAAAGTGTATTTACACGTGCTTTAGGATTAATAACACGTTTTGGAGCATGGGTACTAACATATGCACGAAACCCTTTATTACTATTACGTAGTGCATCACAGTTGGCACAACGAGCAGTAGTTGCATCTTTCCGAGGAATGGGTGTTGCAGTAAGATTCTTTGGAACACTTATTACAAGTCCTATTACAGCTATTAGACAATTAGCTGGAGCAGTAAGAGGTTTATGGAATACACTTGTTACTAGACTTCCTTTTTCTCCTTGGATTATTGTAATAGGTATATTGATAGCTGGAATAGTAGCTTTATGGAAAACAAACGAAAACTTCCGTAACGCAGTTAAAAATATTTGGAAAGATGTATGTAGTTTTGTTACTCAAGTAGTAAATGGTGTAAGAGAAGCTATGGAAGGTAAATTAAAGCCTGTCATAGAAAATCTTAAATCCATATTTTCATCCTTGGGTACTATATTCGGAACAATATTTAGTGCAATAAGTGAAGTACTTAAAGTATTCTTCGGAGATATTACAGGAGGATTTGAAAAATCGGGAAGTGCTGTAGAAACTGTAACAAATTTAATTGTGGGAGGATTAACTGGAGCAATTAATATATTACAAGCAGTGCTTACACCTTTAGCTGAGGTGTTAAAAACAGTGGCAGACTACATGAAAGAGCATTCAGAAGAAATACAAAACGGAATGTTACAAGCCTATCAATTCTTATCTAGTTTATTACAGGCAGTTGTAATGCCCGTAATACAAGCTGTAACAGACTTTTGGAGAGAACATGGAGAAACAATAAAACAGTTTGTATATAATGTGTATCAAGGACTAGGTACAGTAGTATCAACTTTAGTATATGGAGCATTTACTGTGTTACAAAGTATTATTCAATCTGTAACAGCCTTTTGGGACGAACATGGTGAAAGTATAAAGAAAAATGTGTATACAATATATAAAAATTTAGTACCTATAATATCGGGTGTTATGACAGCAATAATGACTATAATATCTACAGTAGGTAGTGCAATAGTCAGCTTTTGGGAGCAACATGGTGAAAGTATAATGCAAAGTGCAAGTACTATATGGAATGGTGTATGCACTGTAGTTGCTGTAGCATGGGCGTTTATATCAAACGTAATACTTCCAGTTGTAGGAACAATAGTATCAGTTGTTATACAAGGATTTGCAAATTTAACTAGCTTTATAATGTCACATGCAGACACTATAAAACAGGTATTAACAGTAGCGTTCCAATTTATAAGTACAGCAATAACAGTAGCCGTAACAATAATAGGAACAACAGTTCAAACAACATTCACTATAATCTCGGGTATCATACAATTTGTTAGTCAAATACTTACTGGAGATTTTGCTGGAGCATGGAATACTATATGTAGTACTGTAACATCTGTAGCTAGTACTATTTGGAATTGCATTACAACAGTATTTGGAGGTATTGCAGATTTCATTACAGGTACAGATTGGTTAAGTCTAGGTGCTAATGTAGTACAAGGGTTAATAGACGGAATTGTAGGATTAGCTTCAGGTGCTTGGGATGCAATATGTCAAATAGGTCAAACTATCATAGACGGATTTAAGAGCCTTTTAGGTATACATTCACCTTCTACTGTAATGGCAGAATTAGGTAGATATGTAATAGAAGGGTTAAAACAAGGTATTTGTGACGCTGGTAATTTCTTACTAGGTGCAATCAATCAAATAGTAGGTTACTTTACTCGTATGAAAACACGTATTATGTCAGCAATAAGTAGTTTAGTAAGCGGTATAGCTTCTAAAATAAGTGGCATGGTAAGTAGCTTTACTTCTAAAATATCTAGTTTAGTAAGTAGTGTAGGTAGCAAGTTATCAAGTATGGTAAGTAGTGCTAAAACTAGAATATCTTCCTTTGCATCTAGTTTAAAAACAGGAGCAATAAGAGCTAAAGACAACGTGGTTAATGCAGTAAAAACTATGATAAGTAGAGTTAAAGGTCTAGGTTCTCAATTCCTTAGTATAGGTAGAAACATGATACAAGGTTTAGTAAATGGTGTAAAATCTAAAGCATCAGCACTAATTCAATCTGTAACAGGAGCAGTAAAAGGTGCAATAAACAAAGCTAAATCTTTACTAGGTATACATTCACCTTCAAGAGTATTTAAATCTCTAGGTATAAATACAATGGAAGGTTATAATATAGGGGTTACACAAGAAAAACCTAAAACTGAAAGGGCAATAGAATATGCATTACCTAACGCTCAAGATTTTGACATGAGAGAACGCATAGGAAAAATTGCAACACCTGTAATGGCTACAACAAATACTGCAAATACAAATAATACAAATAATAATAACAGGACTTCAAACGATACAATAAATTTCAATATTCAAGTACAAGACGGAAAATCTTTCACAATGGAAGACGCAGAAAGAATATTTGATATGCTACAAAAGGTTAAAAATAAGAGAGATTTATTTGTATATTAAGGTAATTAGCCTATGTAATAGAGATTTATTTATTTTATTGCATAGGCTATAATTATATTAAATGGAGGTGATAAAATGGGTGCTGGAGCAAAAGTAAAAGGTTACTTAAAAAATTGTGAAACAAATGAGATAAGGAAGTTCATGTTTAACCCTAATAGTGTAGAATATGACATAGGTAAAGATTATAACACCATGATTTCTCCAGGATTATCTTATCCTAAAATTGCATATGGGAAGGGCAGTGTTATAACAAGACCTTACTCCTTATATCTTAGAGGTAAAGACACAGAAGACTTTATAGCCTATTTAGAAGGTTTAGTAACACCTAAAACAAAGTATAGTGAACCCCCTATGGTTATTTGTGTATTTGGAACTTTCGTATGTAAAGGTTATATAAACACTTTAAAAGTGAAGAAAACCCTATTTGATAACAATTTGAAATGTATAGAAGCTACCTGTGACATAAATATAGTGGAGGTGAGAGATGTATGATTTTTAAAGGCTCACGTTACGAAGATACACCTACAACTATTAGGAATAACACACAGATATTAACCCGTAGAGAATTGGTGACAGATGAAGAACACTATCGTTACATTGTAATAGAAGGGGACACCTTAATGAATATAGCATATAAATGTTATGGGGATGAAACTTTATGGTGGAGAATAATGGAGAGTAACCCTAAGTATAAAACACCTTTAGATGTAAAACCAGGCGATTTATTATTAATTCCTTTGAGAAATGAGGTGTAATAAATGGTATCTTTCAGCGTAAATTTAAATGGTAAACAATTTACTACAGAAATGAAGGAATTTATCTCTAATATAAAAATGAAAAAAATAAGTACAGGTGCATCTTCTTTAGAGATACAAATAAATGACCCCGAAATGACTTTTATAGGTGATGTAGAATTGTTTAAGCAAAATGTGCCTGTTACTTTTTCTTTTAAAAAGGGTAAAGGTGACAATGAAATAGTAAATTTTGTAGGATATGTTGCTCAAGTAAGTGTGGAAATGTCAGATGACATTCCTAAGATATCTATTGCATGTTCGGATGAAAGTTACAAATTAGATAGGAAGAAAAAATCTAAAAACTGGGGTAACAAAAAACGTCATGTAATAGCTAGAGAGATATTTCAAAGCTATGGATTAAAAACTGTAATAGATGAATCACAGGATAAACCTTCAACAAGTGACAGTAATTCCAGTAGTTCGGAAGTGTCACAAAGTAATGAAACAGATATGTCATTCCTAAAGAAATTGGCAGATGAAGAAGCAGATGATTGGTTATGTTATGTATTTAATGGTACAGGTTATTACTGCAAGAAAAAATTACTGGAAACACCTAAGAAAACACTTGAGTATAGAAAAGGAGAATGTTCCATAAAATCATTTAAACCAACTATAAATAGCGTGACTAAACGTGTTCCAGTGTATGAACAGGATTATGATTTAGCTAAACAAAGTGTAACGGAAGTTACAACAACTAAAACTAAGAATAAGCAAGGGAAGTGATGATATGCCACGTGTAGGTGACGGAAAAGATGAAGTTGCTGTTTTAGAAGGTGACATAGACACTCTTGAACCTTATATGGAGTTAGATGCAAGACAGACTATACGATTAGAAGGAGTAGGAGAAGCACTAACAGGTTTATATTATGTTACAGAAGTAGATTTTGAGTTATCGGGTACAGAATTTAAACAGTCATTAAAAGTAGAACGTAATGGATTTGGTGATTATACTAAAGCCTATGACATAGCCATAAAAGGTAAAAAAACTGTACAGAGTGACGCAGTCAAACCTGTAACGAAAAATAAAACACATAAGGTTAAGAAAGGTGATACGTTATACAGCATTTCAAAGAAGTATTACGGAAGTAGTAAGTATGCCGATAAAATATATAAGGCAAATAAGTCGAAAATAAAAAGTAAAAACATTTTAAAAGTAGGAATTGTTTTAACATTACCATAGGAGGTGTAATACAATGAAATACAGAGGTAAAGTAATAAATAATACAGACCCTATGAAAATGGGGCGTATAAAAGTATACTGCCCTTTAATCTATGGGAATAGCGAGAGTGCATGGTGTTATCCTTGTATTCCTTTAGGGTTTGAATACCATATTCCCCAAGTGGGACAAATGGTATGGATTGAATTTGAGAAAGATGACATAAGCAGTACACCAATCTATGTAGGAACGTGGGGTGAGCAAGATAAATGGATAAAGATGTACGAGGAATAAGTTTTCCTTTTAGAATAGGAAATAAAGGTGGTATTGTAATGAGTGAAGCTAATTTACAAGATGTAGAGCATATAGAGGAAAGTATTGAGCAAATATTGTGTACGTGTTTAGGTGAAAGGGTAATGAATTATGAATTTGGTTCAGAGCTAGATACTGATATATTTAAGGCTCAAGATTCCTCTTTATACTCTTTGTTACGTTACCAAATAATGGATGCATTACGTAAGCATGAACCACGTATAAACGTGGATGAACAAAACATTACAATATTACAGGAGAAAAGTGTAATACAAGTGGAGATTAAGTATACATTAGTAGATTTCCCGAATTTAGGATTATTATGCACATTAATTAATTTAGGAGGTGCTGACTTTGAAAGTAAGGGATAATGTTGATTATACAAACCGAGATTATGCTGGATTTAGACAAGATATGATTCAAAGATTACAGCAATTAATCCCGGAATATACAGATACTTCTGACAGTGATGCTGGTATAGTGTTAATTGATTTATTAGCACATGGGTTAGACATTTTATCATATTATAATGATAAAGTGGCGAACGAAGTATTTTTAGCTACAGCAAGGGAACGTAGTAGTGTAATGATGATAGCACAAGGAATATTAGGTTATGAAATACAAGAGAATACACCTTCCAAAGTGTACCAAGTATTTGAGATAATCCCAACAGAGGATGACACTATTATTCCAGCTGGAACATTGTTACGTACTAAAGGCGAGTATGGAGAATCCTCTTTATACTTTGAATTAGATACAGACCTTATTATACCAGCAAATTGTACAGGATTAGAAAAAGATGAAAAGGGAGAATATTTATACAAAGTGTCATGCACACAAGGATATACAGTAGAAAATGATGCATTGGGGTCATCTGACGGGACAGCTAATCAAACGTTTACTGTTCCAAGAAGTGGTGTAATAAAAGATAGTGTAATAGTTAGTGCCATAAGTGAAAATGGTATGACAGAAGAATGGACTAGAGTTTCTAACTTTATAAATTCATCTCCTTTAGATAAACATTACACTGTTACATTGGATGAAAATAATGTAGCAACAGTACATTTTGGTAATGGACGTAGTGGTAAAATACCAGCAGTACATGTTGACGGATTAACTGTAACCTATAGAATAGGTGGAGGAACTGTAGGTAATGTAGCACCTAGAGTTATAAATAAAACTGATGAGAATTTGGCTTATGTAAAGAGTACATTTAATCCAGCTGAACCCTATTTATTAGGTGTAGATAGAGAAACATTAGAGGAAATAAAATTAAATGCTTCATCTTCCTTTAAAACACAATGGAGTTGTATTACAACAGAAGATTATGCAGATATTTTAAAAGGGCAAGAGTATGTTTTAGATGCCTATTCATATAGCGAAAAATCTAAACCATTGGATATAACAGTATATGTGTTACCTAAAAATTATGGGGACATGAATGATGACACGTTGAAACAATTACGTAAATCTTTAGAGGAAGTTTACCTAAGCAAAAAAGCATTAGGTGTAACAGTTTCAATAAAATGGGCAAAGATACAATATGTAACATTGAATTTAGACATTACACTAGAGGAAACAGCATCAAAGGCTATGACAAGAAGTGTAATAACAGACACCTTATTCGCCAATTACAATTTAGACACTAGAAAAATTGGAGAACCAATGTATCTGTCACGTATTTTATCAGATGTATTAGATATTGAAGGCGTTTTAGATGTAACAGGATATTTAGATGACAATAAAGCCAAAATAATCCCAACAGAACCCGGAATTGTGACAGCGTTACAAACTATTAATACAATAATGAATGGAGGGGTTGTGTAATGGATTTTGGCAATTATTTATACAAACAACTTCCAGCATATTATCGTTACAGGGATATTGAAACAGAGTACACTTTAGAGCGTTATCTAAAATGTTTAGGTGAATATCTAAATGTTGTATTTGAGGAAACAGATGACATAAAAGATTTATTAGATGTGGAGAAAATGCCTAGTAAGTTTTTACCCTATTATGCAAAAATGTTTGGTATAAAAATATATGACGATATATCAGAAGACTTTCAAAGGAAGTTACTAGCTAACATTGTTCCAATACTTAAACGTAAAGGAACACGTGACGTAATAGAATTTGTTGCAAGGGAATTAACAGGTTATGACGTTGACATAACAGAGGGTAATGAATACGCCTTTAAAACATGGGTAGATGAAATAGAGCTACCCTTAGGGGCAAAACAATCTTTAACTTTTGCCGAAACTCAAACAATACATTACAGATATGCTGGTAGTGAATTAACAAGTAGGTTTATAGTATATGTTGAAATACATACACTAGAAATGGAAGCAACAATATCAGAAGAATTAATTAGAAGGTATTTAAAAGACTTAGTACCAAGTTATATAAATGTGGTATTCGTATTAAATCAACACTTAATTGACGAGGAAGATTATAACGAAGAAGTAAATGTAACAGTAGTGGAAAGTGGATTTAGAGATACAGAAGTTGTAACAGACAGAACATATGGTAATGTTCAATATGAACATTATGACCGATTAAAATACCTTCCCGAAATAGAGGACGTAAAATTGCATGTAACAGAACTAGATTTTGGGTGTATAACAGAACAAGAGCGTTACACTGTATACAGTATTGTAAGTGAAGGAGATTATACAGATGAAGTGACAGATTTATCTAATTCGGGAGGTGTTACACCTACGCCAACACCAACACCGATAGACCCCGAACCTGTACCCGACCCCGACCCTGGTATAGAAAAATTGACAGATTTAACAGGTGCAGTTGTTATGGGTGACTCACGTTTTGTAGCTATGCAAAGTTATGGTGACAGGTATTTTAAAGATATGACAGTAGATGCTAAAAAGGGTTGTTCAGCTAATTACTTTTATAATGCAAAAACTGGCGTAGATAGGATAATGCAATATCCAAAGGATGCAAAATGTTTCATAATTTTATTAGGTGTAAATGACCCCGAAACAAGTGGTCAATATTACATGAAAAATATGTTAACAGCATTACGTGGAGAATTTCCAACAACGCCTGTGTATGTCATACAAGAATATCACATGGGTGAGAAATTTAGTGACGGATATGATTACACTGCAATGAATAAAATGATTGATGAATTTAATACTGCAACAGATAAGGTATGTATAGATTTAAGTATACATCATATTGATGCAAGTAAAGGTTTGTTAGTCAATAATATACTAGATAGTCAATACTCTAGTGACGGATGCCATTTAAACCAAGCAGGTTATGACATTTTGTGGGGTAATGTAAAAGCCACAATACTAGATACAGAAAATAATAAAGATGATGGTAAGGGGGATACTTCTTTAGAAAAAATAGGTGTAACAACAGGTAATGTTAATGTTAGAAGTGGAGCAAGTACAGATTATGACGTTATCGGTACATTAACAACAGGTACACAAGTACAAATAGTAAGCCAAGACAATGCAACAGGTTGGTACAAAATAAAATACAATAATGATTATGGTTACGTGTCAAATAAATATGTACAAATAACAAGTGAAGGAGGAAGTGAATTACCTCCTATACCTCCCGACACTAAAGACCCTCTATATGTACCCGATAGATTTACGGGAAAAGTAACTAATAACTATCAATTAATGGCAAAAGCGTATGAAATATTAAGACACTATAACACATGTTATCTTTATGGTGGTATAGGACAAATTGTAACGCAAAGTGTAGTAAATGCTAAGGCAAAACAATATCCTAGCTTCTATACTTCTGCAAGAAAGGCAAACTATACACAATACATCAATAGTAGTAAGAGATACTGGGGATTTGACTGTGTCAATCTTTATAAATCCATTTTATGGGGTTGGAATGGCGACGAAAGTAAATCTTTTGGTGGTGCAAAATATGCAAGTAATGGTGTACCCGATGCATCAGCAGACGGATTATTCAGTTACTGTACAAATAAGTCAAGTACAGGCTGGGACAATATGATGATAGGCGAGGCATTATGGATGTCGGGTCATTTTGGATTATATGTAGGTAACGGAAAATGTATCGAATGTTCCCCACGTTGGAATAGAATAGGGTTAGGTACAAGTTGGGGTGAAGAATGGAATGGTGTAATGCTTACAGGTGTATCAAACTGTTCTAATTGCCCTACAGATATACACACTAGAAAATGGACTAAACATGGTAAACTTCCATACATTCAATACTTAACTAAAAATCCATTTATAGATTCAAGTAACACAGAACAAGCTGGAGATACAACAGGTACTTTAGTAGGTGAAACATTCTTAGCAAATATTACAGCTTATTATCCCGATTCTTCTACACTAGAAGGAGGTTACCAAGATGCTATAGGTAATCCTTTAGTCGGATATCCCGACCAATTAACATGTGCAGTACCTAAAAATGTGCCACTTGGAAGTAAAGTAAAAGTACTTGGCACAGGTACTAAGTATGACAACCTTATATTTACAGCTACAGATAGAGGGGGAGCAATAGTAGTAGATAGTGACGGAACTTATCATGTAGACCTTTGTATGAAAACTGCTACAGAAGCTAACACATTTGGAAGACGTAAAGGTAATGGTGTAAAAGTAATAATAGGTGACGTTGTAACATCTACAAGAAAAGTTGCCATTACAAAACAAGGATGTAGCATACGAAGTGGTGCTGGAACAAGTTATTCTGTGTTAGGTAAAGCATGTACTAATTATAGATTTACAGTTTTAGACGATAGCAAAGACTGGATTGCTGTAGAGTATCATGGTAAAGTGGCATATGTGAGTGCATCTGTAGTTAGTATAGTTATGGTGTAATGAGTATGCTATAATATTATCAAAAGGAGGTATAGTAATGGATAAAAATAATTTACATGCCGTAGGGCAATTTAAAGACAAAGTTTATGACGCAAAGACTGGAGAATTAATAAAAGAAACAGAGTGGAGTAAAAATACCATAGTCAATAACATAAATAAAGCCATAGCATATGCTTTAGCTGGTAAAGGTGGATTATGTTATTGGGCAGTAGGTAGTGGTCAAGCAAGTTGGAGTGATACCAATTTACCTAGTCCGTCACCTACTGACACACAACTTAGTAATGAAATAGGAAGAAAAGCAATTCCGTCATCTGCTTTTAAATTCTTAGACGCAAGTGGTAATGTAACAGCTGATATAACAAACGTGTTACAAATAACACTTACATTCAACGCCAGTGAGTGTAATGGAGATTGGAGGGAGTTCGCCATAATAGGTGGAGATGCCACAAGTGAATTAAACAGTGGTATAATGATAAACCACAAAATACACAAACTACAAAGTAAAACGGAAAATCTACAAATAGAACGTAGTATGAGGTTTACATTTAATAATAATAACTAGGAGGTGTAAGATATGTCAGATAGATTCGCATTAGGTTCATCCTTCAATGCAGATGCCAATTTTAAAAGCGTAAAAGTTGGTGCTGGAAGTTATGTACTTGAAACAGAACTTAATGAACTACAGGACATTTCTTACTACAGACAACAACAATTTGTAAAAGATTACATAGGTGACGGTTTAATGAATATAGGAAGCCTGTCTTATAAAGACGGCTTCCTTACATTAGATAATGAAGTTGCTGTAGTAGGAGGTTATTTAATAGACATTACACATTTATCATGTGAAATACTAAGAGGTCATCACGCTTACCTTAAAGTTTGGGAAGAAGAAAAAGCATACACTGACATTATAAAATTTAAAGGTAACGCTCAAGAGAGTAGGGTGGTAGCTAATAGTATGTGGGATGAACGTGTAAATGAAGAAACAACAAGAAGAATACAAATAATGTATGACTTGGTGACAGATAATTCAGATAAAAATGCGACATACCTAGATATAGGGTATTTAGGAGCAGATACCTTTAATGTAACAGTAAGTACTAAAGGGCATAACACCACTAAATTTACTTATGAGTGTATAGCTAAAGAGGGTCAAACTGTTATAGATTTCCCTAGAGCGTATGCCTTTGGTAAAAGTACAATGCTAGTATTTATTGATGGACTTCTATTAATGCCCGAAGACTATGTGGAAGTAGACAGTAAATGTATTAGATTCAATATTGAAATACATGAGGGACAAAAGATTTTCTGTTACGCAGAGAATTATATAAAACCTATAGTGGGTGAAGGTCATGCTGAAACACATATGGTAGACGGAAATGACCCATTAGATATTACAGACCTAAAAGACGAAGAAGATTTACTAGATAAGTTAAGAGGTTTATTAGGTAAAGTTGTAATAGACGGAGGGGGATTTGGAGATTTAGATACAGAGCGTGACACAGTATATAGTGGAGGTTTATTTACGGATAGTGCAGATGTACTAGACCCTAGTTTACCCGATACAGGAAATGATGCTAGAGAACTTGAAATACAAGTAAGTGGGAATAAAGTGTTACAGTATCGTTACAAAGGTGAAACGTTATGGACTGACTTAATAGACTTTAAAACGTTACAAGGAACAGAAGTAACAGGATTAGATTTAACAGGTGAAAGATTAATGCTTAAAAATTCCAATGGTACTTTTGGTAATGCAATAAATTTCCCTAATGTAATAGATGCTCTAACATCAACAAGTGCTATAAATCCATTGTCTGCTAATCAAGGTAAAGCATTGAAAGCCTTGATAGATAATATACACACAGGTGGTGGAGAAGTTGATACCTCTAAGATTGAAGCTAATTTAAAAACATATGTAGATACCCTTATTTCAGATGCCATTGGAGGTGAGTATTAATGAGTACATTAAGTGATTTATTTAGTAATATAGGAACAGCTATACGTAGAGTCACAGGAGAGAGTACTAAGTTAAGACCCACACAGTTTGCTAATGCAATAAATAAAATGGCGTATATTGATAATGGGAAAGTGACAGGTAAAGTTAACAGTACAGAGGTTGCTACACCGACAGTCAGCTTTAATGTAGATAACGGGTATTTCACTGTAACACAAAATCAACCAGCAGGATTAGTCGCACAAGACATTAAAAAGGCAGGTTATCAATTACCAACTCTTAGTGGTTCAGCTGTTACACCTTCTAACCAAGACCAAATCGCTGTAAGAAAAGGTAATTATATAGGTGGAGATATAACTGTAAAGGGTGACGCTAACTTAAAAAGTGAATATATATTACGTGGTAGAAGAATAAATGGAGAAGAAACACCTATAAGTATATTTGGTGTACAAGGTACACTAGAGAGATTAAGAAATTTACCAAAATACCATGACGAAGAAATTTATGGTCAGTTAGCTTCTGACTGTGCTAAAAGTTATCACATAGCAAGATGTGTTCTAGGTGTAGAGTTTAAATATAGTCAATCACATGGAATATTTGGTGACGGAGTATTAACTGATTCAGAAGGTAGATGTTACATGGACTGTTCTACTTTAGGTGGCTTAGTCGCTCGTAACATACCATTTAATAAAAGTCCTTACGCTAAAGCCTATGGTAAAGCTAATGTAACACTAGCAAGTTTGGGATTAGATAAAACGTGTGTTTCTAGTTTAAACAATACTGACCCTTATTTGGATATGCAAATACATGAAGATTTTAAATTTTCGTTTAAAACAGGTTACAAAAGTATAAGAACAGCAAGTGAATTGGCAGAGTATTATTATCAACAAGGTAGAACGTTACACGTATATGAACCTGGAAACCCTCCGTCATCATTACCTTCTGATGTAAGAGCTGGGGATATGCTATTTTGGGCAAAAGCTACAGCAAATGACCACCAAAAATCACGTTTCATGGGAATATCACATGTAGGAATATTTGCGAATGACCCTACAGTATATTTTCAAGTAACAGGAAGTGATGATGCAGTAGGTAACACTATATTCGCTAGTAACTTTGCAGACCATATGGATGAAGTAGTTTTAATAGTAAGACCCGATTATAGTCCAAAAAAATATGTAACGCCTAGTGGTGTAAATTTATTACCTCAATATGCTTTTGATAGCTTACAGGTAAGTGTAACTAAAACAGTAAATGGGTTAACATTTAAGCCACAAGCCAGTGGAGGATTTACAGTTCAAGTAACAGACACTTCAGCACGTACAGACCAAACAACATTTTACTTATATGGTAAGGAACGTCCTATTACATTAACCCCTGGAACATATAAATTAAGTGGTACACCAACACACCCACAAGTTAACTCAACAGGAACCTCACTGTTATGGGGGTTAAGTGTTAAAAAAGCTGACGGAACAAATATACCTAATACAGAAGGTAGTGACCATGTATGGGACAGAGGTGCAGGTGATACGTTTACTGTAACATCTACAATACAGGTATATGTATATTTCTTCGTGTCAAAGAGTTTAACAAATACAAGTAAGTATTCGGTTAAACCAAGTTTAATTAAACAATAAGGAGGTGATACAAAATGGCAGTAGATTCAACTGTACAATTTAAAAGAGGTAAGAAGAATGATTTACCTTATGGATTAGAAGGTGAACCTCTATACTGTACAGATACAAATGAGTTATATGTGGGTCAAGGTAAAGACCTTCCACCTAAACTGATAAATGCAAACGGTACAGGAGGAAGTGGTGGAGGTACAGAAATAGACGATAACTCCACAGGACTTACTACAACATGGAGTGCTAGTAAAATAAATCAAATGTTTGAGGATTTAAAATACACTCCAATAAAGATAAATTCATTTAGGGCGAACCTTTCAACTTTTGTGTATGAAGTTGGCACAGTGTTATCCAATATAGTGTTTAACTGGTCATTAAGTAGAAAAGCTACTGATATCATTTTAACGGATTGTAATGTACAGCCTACAGATGACACAGCAACTTTTACTGGAACACTCAATGTTACAAAGACATTCACACTAAAGGTAACAGATGCCAAGAACGCTACAGCAACAGCAAGTGTTACAATATATTTTGTATCCCCCATATATTATGGAACGTTCTCTGATAACCTTACAGAAGCCTATATTTTAGGACAAAATAAACTGGTACAAACAAAAGGTAATAAATCTGTTACATTAACTTACAACGATAAAAAGGTGTTTTATGCCTATCCTAAAGCATACGGAACATTACGTGACATAAAAGACGGAAATGGGTTTAGTTATATAAATGATTTTATAAAAAGTGAAATGACACTTAAAGGCGTAACATATTACGTTTACACTATAAAAGATAAAGCATCTGCAACAGGTATAACATTTACATTTAGTTTTTAGGAGGTGATTAGATGCCACAAGTAGGAAGTAACTTTGAATATTCGGGTAGAAAACCTTTAGATGCTAGACAGTTATGTGACAGTTTGGAAGCATTAAAAGCTAATGTAAACAATATTTTATACCCACCAGGTTTTAAAGTGTTTTGTTTATTAGAACATAAGGAATATAGAAATACTGCAAAGATGAATGAAACACCTGTGTGGGAAGAAAACACCAATGGGGGTAAAGCATGGGTAAGACAAGTAGAAGAACCCTCTAATAAAAACCTTTTATGGGTTAGGGAAGATGAGGAAGTACCAATGTTAGACGGGAAGTATACTATGGATGACATAGCAAACATGTTAAAAGCATACACGAAAAAAGTAGATGCTGTAATGGATATTGTTAAAACATTACAAAAGGATGTTGAATATATTAAAAAACATGGAACAGTAGTTAATCCTGATAATCCCGATGCTGATGTTGAGGGTGCATTAATAACAGATGATGGATGTTATCTTATGACAGATGACGGATGTTATCTAGTAGTTTAAGAGAGGTGATAATAAAATGGCAGAAACAACAGTGACTAAAAAGAAAATAGCTGATTTATCGGAACTATTAAGTTTAACTCCCGATTTTGATTTTATACCTGTAACATCAGGAGGTGTAACAAAAAAGGTTTCAATACAAAGTATTATAGACAAAACACATGACACTTTTAGAGTGTTAGGTGATGACAATGTTAAATACATTTTAGAAGTTGTAAATGGTGAATTAAGAGCTGTACCCGAGGAAGTGTACACTAAAGCAGAAGCAGTGGAAGGTGAGAACACTTTATATGACGGACTTGTAATAAATCAAATGTATGGAGGTGGAACAGGTGTAGAAACAACTCCTGTGTCACACTCATTCATAGAATTATACAACTTCAGAAATAACGATTTAAATTTAAAAGGTGTGTATCTTTGGTATAGAGCAAAAGCTGGTACATGGGAAAGTCTACCACTTAAAGGTATTGTTCCAGCGAAACACAGCTTCTTGATAAGATGTGGTAAACATCAAGATTTTTATGCTGACGGAGTAAGATGTAACATAACAGATTATGATATGTCATGGGATAAAAAACTTGTTAATAAAGGGTTCTCTGTTTACCTTTGTATAGGTGCAGATACTCCCGAAGATAATCCAACAAGACAAACAAAGGATGCGTTGGGAAATGTAACAGCAACTAATGGACGTTACATAGACTTACTAGGTTGTGGAGGTAAAAATGCAGATGAAACAGTAGTGGCATATGAAACACGTTATCTCCACTGTATGGATAAAAATACAGCTGTACATAGAGTGGATTATGCTAATGCATCTTTAGATAGTACAAAGAACATAGGAAGTAACGCTTTAGTAAAAGGTAACAACGAAGCAGACTGTGAACCTATAAATTACCTAACATGTAACGTGGATATTTATAGACCAAGATGCGTAAAAGACGGGCGTTGGAATGAATTTTATGACAAACCTAAACAAACAGCTACAACACCTTCAATGGTAAACATCTGTTTTGGTAATGCTGAAACAACACGTACATTCACTTTCCAAACACCTTTAACAAAAGAAGGTTTTGTGAAGTACAGAAAAGAAGGTGAAACAGCTTGGACTAGAGTTGAAACAACTACAGAAGTTGCATCACATGTAGACGGAGATACAACTGTACACAGAGCCATAGTGCATGACATACCAGTGGGTAAATATGAATATCAAGTAGGTACAGAAGGTTGTTCCAGTGATATATTCACTTTTGAGGTGAAACAGTTTACTAATGAAACACCTATAAATATGTTATGGACTACTGACCAACAGTCATGGACGGAGAGAGAATATGACGTTTGGAGAATTGCTGGTAAAATATTAAACCCTAAAGCATCACAGTTTGACTTCCATTTAAATACAGGGGATATTTCTCAAAATGCGTCACGTACTTTTGAATGGAAATACTACTATGATTATGCTAAGGACATAACACGTAATATGCCACATGTAATATCTTGTGGTAACAATGACTTAATTGCTAAGAAGTTCTCGGATGCATTTAATTATTACATCACGAATGAGAATAAATGGAGTAACAGTGTTTATTGGTTTGACTTAGGTTACACTCATTTTGTAGTGTTAAACAGTAACGAGGATAAAACGTACATGAATGGTCAAGGAAGTATAGGAGGTTATGTTGACACTGACGCATATTTACAGGCACAAGCAGAATGGTTAGATACTCACTTAACAGAAGTGGAAGCTAGAGCAACAAAACCACGTTGGGTTATACTTATAGCACATTTAAGTCCATTTACAGTAGGACGTGCTAAAAGATTACAACGTTGGGTAGCTACAATAGAAAAACATAAAGTAGACTTATTCCTATGTGGGCATAACCATGCCTATAGTAGAAGTAAAGCGTTATATACAGGATTTGATTATAATAAAAGTCCAGCATATAACGATTATGTAATAAAATCGGGTAAAACAGAACCAACAATAGTAGATGAATTTAAAGCAGACGGGGTAACAGAAATAAATAGAGTAGAGGACATAGCAAATGGAACAGTTTATATCCTTAATCAAGCATGTGGCTTTAAATTAACTGGTAAAGAAAAACCTATTACATTACATTCTAGTATTCAAGGTACAAAACATGACAATGGTAATCGTCAACCCTGGTGGATTGCTCAACAGTCATCACCTACAAACCCATGTTACTGTACTTTGAACATAACAAAGGATAAGATAGAATATAAGGCTATTGCAATAAAGGGAATTGTAACCTATGATGAATATAAGAACACTATTGTTAATGAGGATTTATCTAAAGTAACAGAGGAAGTGTTCGATACCCTAACAATAAACTACGCTGACAGAAATAAATAATTTTAGGAGGTGTTCACGATATGTATGTTTGGGATGATAAGAAAAAACAATACGTGTCAGACACTCCAGCCAGTCGAATCCCTGTAAAGGATTCGGCTGAACTCTTTGATAGTAACAACGTTGAAGGGGCATTAGCAGAATTAGCTGGAGAACGTGACGCACAAGGTATAACATTACAAGACCATACAGGTAAAATTGAAAACCTTACCGAAGCTGTTGATTGGTTAAAAGCTAATGGTGGAGGGGGTGGAGGTACAGGTGGTGGAGGTACTGTAATGCCTACAATATCCACTACAGACGAATTAAGTCAAGTTGTACCTAAAGGACAAGAAATAGTATTAAATGTGTTCTTTAGTTCACCCAATTTAGGTCAAGGTTCATTAGTGTTACTTATTAACAATAAGGAAGTTAACAGTTTTACAATTAAACAAGGGTCTAACAGTATAAATATTGGGGCATTAAAAGAGTTACGTAATAAGATTGTAATATATGTCAAAGATAGAGCAAACTTGGTATCTAATGAAATAACATATAACATCATAAATGGTGGAGTTAGTTTAACACTAGACTTTGATTATTATGCAGATTATCCAGCAGATAAGGATGTATTAATGCGTTACAATATAGATACAGACCAAGAGGATGTACAATTAGAGGTAACAGTAGATAACAATAAATCAAGTGTAGCTTGTAAAAATGGGTATAATGAATACTACTTTAAAAACCTAACAGTAGGTATACATGCTGTAACAGTAAGAGCAGTAAGTGGGCAATTTATATCTGAAACATATAACTTTAACTTGGTAATTATCAACTCTGACAGTTTATATATTTCATCTACCTTTGGCGAAAATCCGAAGTGTACACTAGGTGTTCCAGTTGTAATAGACTATCGTATTTCATACAAGGATGACACAGCTATTACACTGGTACTAACACTTGACGGGAAAGTAAATAAAACGCTAACAAGTAAAAGAGGTAGCTATGCTTGGACTTTAAATGATATGACACTAGGTAGCCATAGTTATAAAATAGATTGTACTTTAGGTACAGATACTGTTTCACTAGAAGGTACTTTTGTAGTAGAAGCTGGAGATTATACTCCGTTACAAATAAATACTGACGGGTTACGTTATCAAATGGGATGTGCTAATAGAACTAACCAAGATGATGACAAGGAAGAGTTTATTTATGATAATGGAACAAGTCAAATAACAACTAGATTAAAAGGTTTCAACTTTGAAACAAATGGTTGGATAGACGGAGCATTAGTGTGTAATGGGGGAGCATACGCTGAAATAGATTATGCTTGTATGGCAGAAAATGCACCTTACAGTTTAACAGTGGAAATAGATTTTAAAGCAACTGACATAGGTATTCATGATGCTAGAGTTTTGGAATGTAGAGATATTGATACTAAAAAAGGTTTCCATGTTGCACTTACAGAAGCAAAACTAAATTCTATTTCACAGGAAGCAAAAGTTTACATTACACCCGAAGAACGTACAACGGTTTCGTTACAAATAGATAGACAAAATAAGTTTGCCAAGATTTATGTAAATGGTATTATTACATCTGCATTTAAACTTACTGACAGTGGTAGTGGTACATCTACAATACTTGAAAGTTTTGCACATAACGGAAAGATTTATGTAGGATGTGACAAGAATTTAGATAACATAGGTAACTGTACTATTTATGACATAAGAGTGTATGAGAGAAGGGTTTCTAATGATGAAATAGTTAAAAACGTTATTGCACAGGAAAAAGACCTTAGAAAACAAGAGGATTTATATAACTTCTGCTTTAATAACAATACACTATCAACTATGAGGTTATATTCTGACGAAGTTGAAAATAAGGTTAGTAACATGACAAATACAAATAAGATAACAATGAGGGCAGTATACAGAAGTACTAACACCGAAAAATATGGTCAACCTTTTGAATTGAAATACTGTAAAGTGTACTGGCAAGGTACATCATCACTAGATTATATTAGAAAAAACTATAACTTGGAACTATATGATGATGACTTGAAGGAATTTTATTACAGTCCTTATCCTAATGCTGTACAGGAATATTTATTCTGTTTAAAATGTGACTACATGGAAAGTTCACATGCACGTAACGTAGGTATAGGTAACTTAATAAATAAATATTGGTACACAAGTAAGAACCCTGCACAATTAAAAGATGCAATGGTACAAAATGCTGTACAAGGTTTCCCTATGTTACTTTACATCAATGACGAATTTATGGGAGTTTACAATTTCAATACAGACCGTTACAGTAATGCAAGTTTTGGTTACACAGGCGATAACTGTTTAGCATATGAAGTTTCTGCCAACTCTGACACAACAGCTGGGGCATTTATTACATATGACAAAACTAAGCATGAAGGTAATGAACTAGATTATTACAAAAGGGATTTCATGTGTCTGTATCCACCAACAAGACGTGCTGGAAATGATACAATGGATGAAATAATCGACCTTGTAAAATTTGTAGATAAATCATCGGATGAAGAATTTGTTACAAACATAAATAACAATGTGTACTTCAATAAGGAATACCTGTTACGTTACTTAATTTATTGTCTTGTAATGGGAGCAGTCGATTCACTAGGTAAGAATATGAAACTTGCAACATGGGATATGGGTAAAACATGGTATCCTCAAATTTATGACTGTGACACAACAATGGGATTAGACAACAGTGGTATGTTATATTACACAGACAGTAGTATGAAAATACAAGCTGGAACATATAACACAAGTAGTTCAAGATTATGGTCAAGATTAATAGAGTTAATGTGGGCAGACATACAAGCCGAATATGTAAAAATGCGTAACACATATTTAACTTTGGATAATCTTTATTCATGCATCATAAATAATCAAATGGATTTAATTCCAGCCACTTATTATAACTCTGACTGTGAAACAAAATACTTACAATTTGGAGCATTATATTTAGATGTGTTACATGGTCAAGGTAAACAACAAGTAATGGAATGGCTACGTGCTAGATTGTTATTCCTAGACACTTATATGGAATATTGGACTACAACAAGTGAGTTCATTTCATTACGTGCAGGTAAAGACGGGTTAGCATATATAGATTTGGAAATGTTTGATAATATGTATGCCCAAGTAAAATGGCGTAACACAGGTAAAGATGATGATGCACTTGCAATACAAATAAAAGAGGTTAAGAAAAATACTGTAACAAGATTTGAATTTAAGGTACAGGCATCAACAGACCAAGAAATACGTATTTTCGGTGCAAAATATGTTAAATCTTTAGGTGATTTATCCAACTTAGAACTGGTAAAAATAGATGTATCTAATGCCAAAAGGCTTACAAAAATGGAATGTCACAGTTCAAAATTAAAGAATGTTATATTAAGTACATGTACTAATTTACAGTATGTGGATTTAAAAGATTGTTCTACTCTAGGGTCAACTGAACAGTCCACTAAAAACTTGGATGTTTCAAGATGTAGTAACTTGAAATATGTAAATTGCCAAAATACACAGTTACAAGGGGTAACACTTAACCCAAAAGGTAGTAATATACATGAAGTATACTTCCCTAAAACAGTACAGGCAATAACTATGGCAAACTGCCCTCAACTTAGTATAGTAGGTTTAGAAAAAGGGCATGAATGTAAAGAATTAAACTTGATTAATTGCCCTAGCATTACAGCTTTTGGGGATAGAGAGTATGATTTATCAACTAAAAAATACAAGTACACAAATGGTCTGTTTTTAAGTGGACTTCAAAAAATAAATTTGGATAATTCGTATATAAATGAAACGGATTTAAGTATAAATCATTGTTTAAACTTAAATGAAATTACCCTTAAAAATATGCCTAAACTGGAACGTATTAAAGTTTCAGTAAATATGTATAATGGTGCATGTGTAACAGGAAATCTAAAGCAATTTGACACGAATCCCGATTTAGAAAATATGGAAGATTTGATTGTAGCAAGTACTAATTGCCCTAAATTAAAGGAATTTATTACCACAGACCCTTATGATAACAGTGGTGCTGATATGGGAATTGATGTTATATATTTCTTTACTACATTACACGGAGAGCAATACATGGATTATGGGGGACGTTGGTCACATGTTAGAAAAAGGGTATTAGACTTATCTAATACTAATATTACGGATATTAAGCTATTTACATCTACTATCTTATTAGGACTAAAAGTGCCTATGACTTTAAAAAATTTACTTATCAATAAAGAATTGGACGTTACAGATTTGGTAACAGATGAAAGTTACAGATGTAGGGCATTATATCAAGAACGTAGAAGTGGGAATCAGGCTGATAATAAAATTAAATATGGCTTTAATGTAAGTCCAGGTAGAGGGGGTAGTGTAACAGTTTTAAATGTATGGAATGATAGTGTGACAGATTTTACACCTAATATCACAAAACCTATATGGGATTTTAAGGGGTTAGCTATGGAAGAAATGTTATATACCAACTCTCACCAAATTATAGCAAATAATGGGTACTATGGAGGTAATACTTTTAATGAGTTAGTACAGAAATATACATTAAGGAACTTAACATTAAAAGCTAAAAAATACGCACTTAGTTTATACCAATTTAGTACACAGGAAAATTTAAGTTTAGATTATTCTGAATTTACAGGGGAAAGTTTAACTTATGCCTTTGCAGGTATTAAACAGGACACAATATTAAATTTACCTACAAATTTAGATAATTTAAAATGGGCAGAATATATAGCATCTTTTGCTGATACAGATAAAATTACTTGGAAATTCATAGAAAAAATATTCCCTATAATACCCGATGGAGCTATAGTTACTTCTTTTAGAAATATGACATTAAAGGAGCAAACAGATTATGAAACAGACGGAATATCTTTAATAAACCAACAAAGCATTTCACCTAATGGCACTTACTATGCAGATAACGTAAATAAAGGCTGGTTCTATGGTTCTAACTTGAAATATGTTAAAGAGGTAAAAATAAACGATTCTAGTGTTAGAGGTATGTTCAGTAATGTTACTACACTTGAGAAGGTTGGAGATATTACGATTGATTGTGGGCGTAAATATTTTGCAGGTCTATCTAATTATTTTAGAAATTGCATCAATCTAATTTCTGTAGGAAATATAGTATATAATGAAAATAATGTAGAAGGGGAAGTTAGTTGCGAAGCTATGTTTTATGGATGTTCTAACTTAAAAAATATAGGAACTATAACTTTTTTAAATCAAAATGGTAATAAACTGTTAAACTATATTTTATATAACTGCTCCAAACTTACTGGGGATATAGATTTAACGGATGTAAAAGATGTCACAACTTTGCAATCGGCATTTTTTAATTGTAAGGCATTAAACTCAGTCAAGTTTCCTTCGGATTTAAGTAGTTTAACAGGTTTAAATAGTTCTTTCATGGGTGCTATTATAAACGAAGTGGATTTAGGAAGTTTATCTTTAGCCACTTCTCTAACAACTTTACAAGATTTTTGTAATGGGGCAACCCTTACAAATTTAAAAGGATTTAATGCTATACCCGATTCTGTTACTACGTTATGTACAGCTTTTAGAGGTGCGAATATAAATAATGGTAACTTTGTTCTTCCTAACTTTACAAATGGAAGTTCATGTGAACATCTAGGAGGTGCATTTGACAATGGAAGTAATGTTCAGTTACCTTCTGTATTTACTATCCCAGCTCCAATAAAATACTTGGATGCTATGTGTAATGGTAATAAAAATATGCCTAGAACATTAATATTTGATTGTAGTAAAGCTACGGATATAATTAACAATAGGAATGTATTTAAAGATTGTAAAGGTTTAGAAGAATTAACATGGAAACTACCACAACATATTTGGTATGGCAATATAGATAACAGAAGTAGCCAAGCATCTCTATACTTTTTATATGGAAGTACAGCTAAAAAAATTACGCTTGATTATAGTTCTTATAAAGGTAATTGTATAGGTACAGACGGTTTCTTACCAGCCACAGATAACTTAGAGTTATATGGGGTAGACTTCAATTTAACTGGGCATACGGCTATGGGAGATAGTAGAAAGTTTATAAAAGCCTTTACAGTACATGGAGCATGTAACACTAGAGATATAGATTTACGAGCATGGAGAATGAGTTATGACACACATGTAAAATTCATTGAGGAAGCAATAGCCACTTTGGATTGTGCTAATAAAATGACCCACTTGACCCAAACCCAAGCTCTGTATCTAGGTACTACTTCAACAAGTCCTGTCTCAACCCCTGGATTTTTTACAGACTATATTCCTGTAAAAGAAAAAACTAAGTATACTCTAAAAATTAATGACATACTCAACAATGTGGCAAATGGAGGTTCTGTTTTTGTATATTGGTATACAGATATTGATACACCATTAAAAGGTGGGCTGAATACCTTCTCTTATGCAGATTGGGAATCTAAGTATGGAACAAATGGGAGAGCATTCGATAGTTATGTTAATAAACTACAAGCTAAATATTTTAGAATCGGGTTTAATAGGTTAGAAAATACAGATTTAAACGGAATGAATAAGTATATAGACCAAGATATTATCTCATTTAAAGTAGTGTCCCCAACCTCTACACCTAAAACTTTAACGGCTAGTAAGTATACTAATTATGCTGATACAGAGGTATTATCTAGTGACCAACAAAATGCTTTAGCCTTAAAGGCAACACCTAAAGGCTGGAATGTAGTGTTTATATAGAGAGGTGATGATATGTTTATTAGAGAAGAAACTACAAGTACAGGTGGCGTAATAAAATATTTACATGCAGACACAGGTAAGAAAATACTTATAGATACAGATATATTAGTAGATAAAGTAGCTATGGGAAAATACTCTAAAATTGAAGATTTCACAGAGGTAGATGATGCAACGTATGAACCACCCGAGGAAAAGCCTAGCGAAACAGAAGACCCATTGGCTACACTTAAAAAGAACCAAGTTGCACTTAGTAAGAAAAACTTGGCAAAATACTTAGAGGAACATCCACTATTAAGTACTTGTAAATATGAAGAAGGAAGATACTATAACGTAACAGCAGAAAAACAGCAACAATTAACAAGTAAAGTTTTAATGGCGACAATGTATGTTCAAATAGGTATGCCTTATAATTTAACTTGGAATGATACGGGGGATGTATGTGAGAGTTGGGAACTGTCACAGTTACAAAGATTATCTATGGAAATAGATGCCTACGTAACACCTTTAGTATCATTACAGCAAACTATGGAAGTAACAATAAATGATTGTGTAACACAGGAAGAAGTTTTAGCAGTAAATGTTAAGTATACAGATGAACAAGTTAAAAAATGGTTGGAAACACACACTCTATAAAAACTCTGTAATATTCTTTATATTTGGCGTTTCTTATGTATTCCTAGAAGTCTTTTACAGAGGACATAGTGCAACATCTATGTTCTTTGTAGGAGGTTTATGTGGATTGCTGATAGGATTAATCAATGAGGTTACTCCTAAAATGCCCGTTTTATTACAGATGTTATTAGGAAGTGTTATTGTTACATTCATTGAATTTGTTACAGGTTACATACTTAATATAAAACTTGGGTTACATATATGGGATTACAGTAACTTGAAATTTAATGTATTAGGTCAAATTAGTTTGTTGTTTAGTGTGTTATGGTTTTTCCTTAGCTTCATTGTTATACACATGGATGACATTTTAAGGGATAATGTACTAAAATAGATAACAGGGTGTTATGCCCTGTTATTTTAATAATAGGAAAGATATAGTATAATAAAAATATGGAGGTGAAAGTATATGACTACAGGTAACAGAACACGAAAAGGTCAGATACAATTTAAACATGGATTTGCTAAAGATGTGCCAAAGCGTATGTCAGTAGCAGAACCTGGATTTTCAGTAGATACCTTAGATTTATACATAGGTATGGGTTCTACTAAACCACCAGTAAATATCACTGGGGGATTAAAAGAACAAATAAAAGCAGTACAACAACAATTAGAAGAATTTGGGACAAGAAAATTTCAAACAGATTTAATAGATACAACAACATTAGAAAAAGTAGGGAGTATATTTATAGATACAGAAGGTATTAAATTCGTAGACAATGACGGGAACATTTTAATAAAAATTGGTTCTGATTTTGACTCCGTTTTTCAAAGTGTTACAGCAACAGATATAAATTGGGAAACATTACAATTATTACGTGTAACAAAGGAAGTACCAAGTACCTTATATGTAACTCCAAATGCAACAGGTGACGGAACAGGACGTAATACTTCAAATAAAGCTGACAGTATAGAGGATATTGCTAGATATATTAAATCCTTTGGGTGTTACTTAGATAAAGATGTTACAGTAAAAATTGAGAATGGAGATTATTACAATTTAGACAAACCCGTATTTGAGGGGTTAATAGGTAATGGAAAGATAACATTAGATTTTAGTAAAGAAGTTAAAGGTCAGTATGCAATAAAAGCCTGTAACAATACAGTGTTACTACAAATAGAGGGGCAAAGATATAATCATTTAAGTGATGTGGGAGCAGTATTAGATAGTCCTAAAGGATGTAACGCTTTATTAATAGCAGATAATGCTACAATAAAAGTAAAAGGTATACGTAGTAAAAAGATAACAGATACAACATTTATAGACACGTTTGCTTTAGTAGAAAATGGGGGTGTCATATTTGTTAATAACTGTGACGTGGCACAATATGAAAACCAATATTATGGTAATAACATGTTTACAATACATGACCAAAACAATATAGGTAATTGTACAAGACGTTTAGCTGGTACAAGTGGTGTAATGTATTACGGAGGTTATAGAATAAATCCTAAGAATAGTAATGAATTAGATTCTTTATCTTTTGTGGCGTTACATAATTACACTTCACCAAATAATTCTACAGGTAAAGATAGTTTATATGTACCATCAGCAAGTGGTGGAGGTAGTACAGACCCCGGAACAGGTGGAGGTGAAAATCCTAACCCACCTGTTACACCACCAGAGGAAGTGCGTAAGACAGTAAGTAAGATATTTGATTTAACTAATCTACACACTACAGTGAGTGGAAGTGGTCTATTTACAAGTGCTAAAACTAAACAAATGGGTCAAGGTCACTGGGTTAACTCTAATGGTAAAGCATACCAAAATCATACAGGTCACGGTACAATTCCAACAGAAGTTAAAACTTATGTATCAGATGCAATAGAGGGTACAGTTGAAATATCACTTACATTACACAGAGTAAATTCGGGTCATGGTTATGCTGGAGCAGTACCAGTACCAAAAGTAAAACGCCCTAATGGAGCATATTACAATGAGGGCAAAGGTGTTGCACGTAACAGTAACATCACTTTAAATTTACCTAGTGATATTGTTACAGCAATATGTGACGGAAGTATGACAGAGGTACAAACTTATTCTTCTAGTCAAAATGATTATGCGTTCTTTGATGTGGCTTCAATTAAAGTAACGTGTACAAAGATAATACAAGTATAGGAGGTAGATATTTATGAGTAAATATTTAGTAGGAATAGATGCTGGGCATAGCTTAGTAACAGACGGGAAAAGAACCCCACCAATTTTAGCAGATATAAAAGATGCTAAAGGTAATGTAATAAAGAAAAAAGGTCAAATAATACATGAATATGAGTTTAATAAAAAAGTGTCATATGCATTAGGTGATGCACTTAAAAGATGTCACATAGGTGTGACATATTCGGGATTTAAAGATAACACAGATACGCCTTTAGCCACTAGGGCAAAACATTTTAATAATTTAGGTGTAGATTTAGTTGTATCTAATCACTTTAACGCTAGTGGTAACTGTTTAAAATTCCAAACTAGAGTAAAAGGATTATTAGTATTAAAAACTAGAGGTTGTTCTTCTAAATCCGTTTCTTTAGCAAATAAGGTACATGCCGAATTAAAAAAAGCATTACAACCCGAAAGAGATTATGGTGTAGTACAAGATACTGAAATGTGTGGATTTACCCTTGCAATACTTAGACAAACACACGCACCAGCCATTTTAGTAGAATATGGCTTTATGGATTATTGGAAAGAAGCTAAACACATGTTAGACGAGGATTTCATTGAAAAATGTGCTGAAGCAACAGCAAGAGGTGTATGTAAACAATTAGGCGTAACATATATAGCTAAAGGTGTACAACATCATACTGAATTACCTAAATATGTTAGGATAATAAAACCTGTCAACTTTAGAAGTGAACCAAGTTGGGAAGATGATGTTGTTATAAAAGAGTTAGAAGTGGGAACAGCTTTAACTGTTTTAGACAAAGTTAAAGTAGGTTCTAGTTATATGTATAAAACACCATATGGTTACGTTACAGCAAATGAAACATGGGTAGAACCTGTGTATGAATATTAGGTTGACAATCTTTGGTGTTATCGCTATTATATAGTAAAAGTTAAAAAATAAGGAGGTAGGTAATATGGCATATATAGTTGCAGTAAGCCATGAAAATTATTTAAAGGGAGGAATTAAGTGTGACACTTATGAAGAAGCACTTAATAAATGGAAAGAAGAACCTTGGAGAAACATACATGACGAAGAAGGTAATTTAGTTTTCCCTATAGCTAATCAATTTCCAATAGGCAGACATGACGCAAAAATTGAAATAACACAAGATACTGGAATATTTAAAGCTGATAACTTAACTCAACCTTTAATGGATAAAATGACAAAAGAAGAAATAGTGTTACAAGAAGGAGTAGAAATAGAAGGCAATATATTCTTCGGACATAACATAATAGCTTTTCCATACGCAGATAACGGACTTTGCTATATAAATAAAAAATACGCCAAAGTTGTATAAATTATACAATTAAGGAGGGATGCTTTATGGAAGCATTAGTAAGTCAATATCTTACAGGAGAATTAGCTTTATTAGTAACTTGTTTAATGATTATAGGGAAAGTACTTAAAACGTATAAATACCTAGATAACAGATGGATTCCTTTAGTATTATTACCAATTTCTATTGTTATAGTTTTCGGTATAAAAGGAATTGATTACGTTAATTTTTTAATCGCAATTTTATGTTGGGGTGTAGCAATAGGTGTACACCAAACATATAAACAAGTTACAGGAGCAAAGAGTGATGTAACAGACAAGAAGTAGGTGAGCGTTATGGATAACGAAAAATACCTACTACAAGTGTTACAGGATATTGCTCAAATGAACTCTACTTTACAGGGAATACAAAATGACATAAAAGACATTCAGAAAATCGTTAAAAAAGTGGACGTAATAGAAGAAGATGTAAAACATCTGCAAAAGGAAGTAGATGACATAGAGGAGATATCAAGTAAAGTACTCCCCTTGGAAGAAAGGGTTAAACATTTAGAAGAAAAACATAAAGCAACAAGTGGAGCGATTATAACAATTATTTCTGCTTTAGTAGTGGAATTTTTTAGTCACTTCTTATAAAATTTGGAAGACAGCTGTAATGGCTGTCTTTTCTTGTTTCGGTCGCTTGACAAGCGTTTAAGGACACGTGTAAAATATTATTAACACTTGAAAAGTGTTTAAATAAATATTGTTAGGTTGTTAAACCTAACGTAAAGAAAGGAGTTATAAGTATGATAGTAATACAGGATAAGTGTTACATTAACGAAGCCGATTTAACTACAAAAGAGATTGAGGAAATTAAAGACGATTTAACAGTGGAAAACCAAGCATATTATAACGCTTTACGTTATTCGGGGTACAACTCAACTCGCATACCTAAGAATATTTATTTATATTCCTATGATAGGAAAAATCACCAATATGTAGTCCCTAGAGGTTATGGCTATACCATGCTAGACAAATACATTGATAAATCCCTGGAACATACTGTAAAGTTCCCACAGAGCCTAATACAGCTAAGGGATGTGCAAAAAGAAGCTGAAAAAGCGTACTTTAATGACACAACAAAAGGATTAATTGTATTAAACACAGGTATGGGTAAATCAATATTAGGGTTACATATTTCTTTTATGTTACGCCAAAAAACTTTAATTGTGGTACATAAAGACGATTTAGTAAAAGGGTGGCAAAAAGATGCAAAAGTAGTATTTGGTGATAAGTTTAAAATGGGATTAATAAAAGCTAAAAAGTTTGAAATAGGAGAGCAAATAACAATAGCCACTATTCAAACTTTAAATAGGTTAGACAGTGATAAGCTACGTTACGTTACAGAAGAATTTGGGTGTGTCATAGTTGATGAAGTACATAGAGCTGGGAGTAAGCAATATGATTTAATCAACGAATTTAAAGGGGCATACAGAATAGGATTAACTGCTACCCTAGAGAGGTCAGATTCTTTCGCCAAAAATATATATGCTATGTTCGGTGATGTAGCTTATTATCATAAAGTTAAAAAATCGGAAGACATATTACCTGTAAAAGTATTTATGCGTAACACAGGTATTCGTTACATTCCTAAGTGTTATAAAAAAGGTACGAAGTATGTACATATTCCTAAAGAAGAATGGCATTTATATCACCCACTTTATAATGTAACGGATGTGCCACATAAATTACTTAAAGGTATAAATTATTTTGACATAGAAAATAACATGGTAGAAAATACCCGTTACATGAAAATGGTGTTACGTGATGTAATAAGTGAAGTAAAGAAAGGTCATAAATGTGTAATGGCATTTAAACAGAAACAGCACATAGATTTATACGCAAAATATTTGGAAGCTGAAAATATAAATCATTACAAATATTATGGTGACAGCAAAGATAGCAAAGATGTAATGTTACAGGAAGCAGAAAAAGCAGATGTGACACTTGTTACATATGGAATTGCGACAGAAGGTACAAATGTTAAGTCATGGCAGTCTTTATTTTTAGTAGCTTCAATAAATGATGCAAAGAATACAGAGCAGATAGTCGGAAGAATACGTAGAACCGATAATAAGAAAAAGGAAGCCTATGTGTTTGATTATTATAGTAATGATGTTTGGGGTACACGTAGACACAAAGACACAAGACGAAGACGTTACCTTGATTTAGGCTTCACAGTTAAAGAGGTGTAACAATGAGATACTTTATATTAAGAATTTTAAATAAGTTAGGATTAGTACATAGTCCTAGCAGAATGTGGAACTCTAGGAAATAGGGTTCTTTTTTCTTATTGACAACTTTTTGGACGTAACTTATACTTATTATTAGATACTGAAAATAAGAAAAACGGAGGTAAAGAGATGAATATTAAAGAATTAGTAATGGAGTACAATAATATTAAAGAACAATGTAAAATAATGGATGCAAAGAAAAAGGAATTAGCAAACAAGATAAAAGAAATAGCAAAAGAAAAAGGAACACAAGATGCTAAAGGTAGTAGTTATTACACTACTGATGATAATTGGGTGTTAGGTAACATAAAAGCCACAACAATTAGATTTAACCAAGATAAGGCAAAAGCATTTTTAGAAGAACATCACAAAGATTTATTGGAACGTGTCACAGATACAGTTGAATATATAAATGAGGATAAAGTTGTAAAACTTGTTTCAGAAGGTTTACTTACTGTAGAAGAAGTGGAACAAATGAGTAACATTTCAGTAAGTTATAAAGTGGATTTAAGACAGCAAGAAGTAGAAGAAGAACCTAAAGAAATGCCAAAGGTTACGTGTAAACCACGTGTAAAAAAATTAGTCAGAAAGTAGGGATAACATGAGAGCTAAAGTTTATACATTAAAAAATGGAGAAAAAATAAAATTATATCCTATCAACGTACTAGCTAATGAATTAGGAAGAACATCACAAACTATACGAAAATGGGAAGTAGCTGGTATACTTCCTAAGCCAATTTTTAAAGATAAAAATGGTAGAAGAATGTATAGTGAAGAACAGATTGAAACAATAGTTAGGATAGCTGAACAATGTAATGTAAGACAAGGTTACAGCGTTGCTAATACATCTTTTCCGAGAAAAGTGCATGACGCTTTAGGAGAAGTAAACAAGCAATATTATTAGGGGGTGAATAAAATGGCAAACTTAGATAAAGACCCACAAATAGAATATGTGTGTTATGAATTAGTTGGTAGAAAAGGTATATCATATATTCATAATGTGGCAAATGTAATATATAATCAGTATTACGTTTCCCTACAAGACATGGATGAAATGCCTGTAGCAATAATCCCCTACCAAAGACTTTTGGAATTACGTATAAAATACAAAGATTAGGGGTGAATAAAATGACCAACTCATATAAAAAACCTCAAATAAATACAGTAGGCTTGGGTTATTTTGTTAAACCAGTAAGTGACCCGTCTTTAACTTATACAGGTATTAATCCTAGTATTGAATGTGCTGTAATTAAGGACACACTTATAGACTATGCAAGTGACAATTTAGATTTATTAGAGCAAGGTCTTGTATTAAGAATAGACATAGGGTTACAAGATATGCCCGAAGAAGTATGTAATGCTTGTATGGAAGCAGTGAATATTTTAAATGCAAAATATGGTACAGCTTTTTATAAGTATTCATTTAAAAACGAAGGTAATTATACTTATATTATAAAAGAATTAATAAGGGGTGAATAATATGGCATTAAAAAAGAGAGCCAAAAAAGAGGAAGTAACAGAAACTACTAATAATGCAAGTATAGCTAAGGAAGTAGTTCAATCAGAAGTGTTAGAAAGGGCATTATATTATGTGACATTAAAATATTGTTTAGATACCACATACCTTTTAACTGGTTTCACTATGAAAGCTAAAGGTATAACAATAGTGGTAAGTAACAATGATGTAGATTGTGCCTTCACTATTACAGGTGTTGATATTGTAGAAGCACTTATTAGTGGGGATGTAGATGTAAAAGATTTAGTATAATAAAGGTACGTCACAGCGTAACAGTTGTGGCGTATTTAATATAAGGGGTGATTACATTGGCAAAGAAAATAATGAAAAAGAAAAATAAGGAAGCATACGAAAATACAACTGTAACAAAGAATAAAGAAACATTAAAAGAAGGAAATCCTGTAACTAAATTTATGCCTAACGTAGTTGGATTAAGTGTAGGCGTTACATTAAATTTAGGAGATTTTCAATCATTACGTGTTGACTGCTGGATTTCTCAAGAAGTGCATGAGGGTGAAGATAGACAGGTAATAGTGAATGACTTGACAAAAGAGTTACAGGATAATATAAATTATGTATGTGATAAATTCACAGAAGAATAAAATTGAGAGGTAGTGAACATACAATGAACAATATTACATTAGGAATGAAACGTGACACATCAGACCTAAAAGATTTATTTAGAGAGCGTAGGAATCAAGCACAAACAAGTGCTAAAAAGGTTTTAATAAAGAAGAAACAAGTACAAAAACAACCACAAAGAGCATATATGGTAAAAGACGTAGAAAACTATTCAAGTGCAGATATTCTTTGGTATTATAAAGATAAGTTAACAGCAAAAGGAATAAAGTTTTACTCAAGCAAAAAATTGGATGTACGTTATATGCGTAACATAAAAATTGCACAACAGACAATGGATAATGAGTTTATTTTAAAGATGTACGATTTTTTAATAGATAGTGGTCAAAAATATTTAGATATGCGTAAAACAAATCCCGATATAATTATTTCGGGGTGGGCAAATAAAATAATAGCTGACACACAAGATTGGATAGACGGAACGTATAATGAAACGCCTAAAAATAGTAAGTTTAAAAACAGGGAATATGAGAAAGTTGCAGATGAACAAAGTAGTATAGGAGAGTGGGAATAATGCGTCCAATAAGAACAACTTTAAGTAATAAAAACTTGATAAACATGGGAGTGCCAAAAGCACTCCTAGATTTATCTTTAGAGGATTTAGATTTAAGTGAAAAAATCCTAGATTATGTGCAAGGGTATATTGATAATATTGATAACAGCTTTAAATATAACAAAGGGTTATTTTTGTATGGAAGTAATGGTACAGGAAAAACATCTATTGCATCAATAATAATAAAGGAAGCCTATAGACACCGTTATACAGCAAAACGTATGACATGGGTAGATTACATGACACTTTATACAAGAGCATGGGGATGTAACAACTTTGAATTAAAAATGCATACAGAAGATGTAATAAAGGACATTAAAGATAGAGAATTTTTAGTTTTAGAAGAAATAGGTAAAGAACAAGATAATAAGTTAGCCATGACATTATTGGAAGACTTATTACGTCATAGAGAAGACAAAGGATTTCCAACTATTATATGCACCAATTTAGCACCTAAAAGTGTAGTTGAAAGATACGGGGCAAGTATAGAGTCTTTAATAAAAGGTAATATGACACCTATAAAATTAGTAGGTAAAGATAATAGAAAGGAGTAATTGAAATGTTACATGGAGATATAAGTAACCAAACAGCACCAATGTTATATGTGGATTTAGATGAATTAGTTACATTACAGGAAGTTCCCCCACATTCTTTGTGGGGAAGAATACTTCCCTTTAGAAAAAAGGAGTATAGATATGACCCAGCTAAATTAGCTTTTATATTAAAGGTTGTACACAGAACTGATATGAATGTGGTATTTGTAAGTAAAGATAAACATTTTGCTAATTACATGATGAATAGACAAAACTTTTTTAAAGTATTTGGTAGTATTAGATTGAGTGTGAGGGTAACATATATGACACCCGAAGTTTTGGAATTAGTGTTAAGTACAAGATGTGGTTATTTTGTTTCGGATAGTTATGGTCTAATTGACACACCTTATATTTATTCGTATGATGAAATTAGAAAACTTATTTTTTAAATTAGATTGAGGTGAGAAACATGAGTGTAGAAATTGGGTTAATTTCAAAATTACTTGAAACAAAGGACTATGACATTTTAAAAGACAAGCAAATAACAGCAAAATACTTTGAAAAGGAATATCAACCCTGTATTCGATTTATAGATGATTTTTACATGAAAAATGGAACAGTACCTACAATACGTATATTTGAGAAAAAATTCCCGGATATAGAATTAGAAACGTACGAAGATAGTGTAGGTACAGAAGAACCTCTAGCATATTGGTGTGATGAAATACGTGACAAGAAAACACATAACACTATAGTAGGTTATATGAATGAAGTAGCTGATATGTTAGATAGTGGTCAAGTAAGTGATGCAGTAAAAAGTATTCGTAAATTGGTAAACAAAGTAGAGTTAGATTTAACAGAAACAACAGCAGTAGATACAACAAAGGATATGGATGATAGAAAGAAACGTTATGAAGAACGTAAACGTAATAAAGGTATATTAGGAATTGAAACAGGTATTAAGTTACTAGATTATATGCTTAAAGGGTTACAACCTAAACAACTTATTACACTCATGGCGAAGACTTCAACAGGGAAAACATGGCTTTTTATACTATTTGCATGTTACATGTGGTTACAGGGTTATCGTGTAATGTTCTTTACAACAGAAATGAGTGAGGAACAAATAGAAGACAGACTAGAAGCTATGGCTATGGGAATGTTATATTCAGAGTTCAATTATAGCGATTTTAAGAGTGGTAAATTAACACCCGACCAAGAAAAGATTTATTATGAATTTTTGGAAACAAAGAAAGGTTTAGAAACATTCATAATAGATACAGCGACAACTGTTTCATCTATTAGAGCAAAAGTAGAATTACAGGAAGCTGACATAGTATTTGTAGACTCTGCATATTTAATGGAAGATGAAGAAGGGGCAGAAGCAGACCACATGCGTGTAACACACATATTTAGGGGATTAAAGAAGTTAGCTAAGAGTTTGGAAATTCCTATTTGTGCAAATACACAACAAGATTTAAAGAGCAAAGGTGGACTTGAAAGTGTAAACTTTGCAAAAGCTATTACACATGAATCGGATGTTGTCATGCGATTAGAGCGTACTGAAGAAATGATTGAGGATAAAGAAGCTAAAATCGTTTTAGAAAAACAAAGAGAAGGTGTATTGGGAAGTGTAATGTTAAATTGGAATTTTGACACAATGAATTTTGGAGGTATATATGTGTCACAAGGTGAAAAAGATTACACAGAAAAAGAATTTGAAAGTGGAGTTCTAGGTATAGATTAAGAAGGAGGATATTAAGATGTTTCAGTATTTTTTATTAAAATCAAAAGTGGTATTGTTCAATATATTAAGTATAGCCTTTGCTGTTGTTACGTGGATAGATGTGTATTGTATCTTAACACGTAACCCCGTCTTCGGGATTTATAGAGAAAGTTTTGGTTATGCAATAGCAGATTTTATAACATGTTTAGTTTTATCTTATTTAAGAGATAGTGCTGGTTGTGAATTATATGATGTAATGGAAAATGCAGAATATTACGCTTCATTACCATTAGAAGAAGACGAAAGGGGAAATAAAGATGAAAATTAAAATAACTTTAAGAGATTTTGTGGAGAATTGTGTAGCACCCAATTCTATATGTAGATTGTGGATTCCATATAGAGGGGAAGCTCGAAGTATAAGCCACGCTTTAGCTAAAGGGGAATTAGAAAGAGAAACTTTTATGAATTGGGAGTTGTTACAAGGTAAAGTTCCTCAAAGTAAGTATTTGGATTGTACTTTCCAATATGTATCTGATATTTATTGCGAAACATGTAGGGAAGCTATAAATATATGTATATATGATGATAAAATAAAACCCGAATTATATAAACGTGATACACCTAAAACTAATTGTATAGGAGGTACAACATGTATAGAGTAGATTTTCAAATTGAAGTAGATGGAAGTGTTTGTATTTATGTACAAGATGTAAGATTTCATTTTATGGGAGATACTCCACAACAAGCACAAGAAATGGCAACGAACTTTGTATTAAAGATGTTACAAGATGCTGGTAGAATAGGATGTTAAGCAGAGAACAAATATGTGACCTGTTATGGGAACTAGGTGCAAGTGAAGTGATAGACCACAGTAGTAATAAGTGGATACGCTTCACTTGTACTGTTCATAAGGAAGAACACCCAAGTGCTGGTGTAAATGTAGAGCATAACATATTTAATTGCTTCTCATGCCATGCAAGTGGTACATTAGATTGGTTATGCTACTTATCAGATAAAGATAGGTTTAAAAGCGTAATGAACGCCCGAAAATGGTTAGAAAAAAGATACCATATTAAGTTTAATGAAGTGGACGAAGACACAATACACCAAACACTTTTAACTTATGACGAATTACAGGAGAAAAAGCGTAACGTAACAGAAAAGGAAACACACAAAGTATTGCCAATAAAAACATTAGCACCTTATAGAAGTGGTAAAGAAACATACAAGTATTTCTTTAAGCGTGGTTTTACTAAACAAACCATGATAGATTTTAAAATAGGGCGTGACGTTACAAATAAGACTGTTACAATTCCCGTTTTTTATGAAGACGGAAAGTTAGCTGGTATTGTTGGACGTTACATCAGTAAAAATCGAAGAAAAAATGAGCGTTACAGGGTATATGAATTTGAAAAAAGCCATGTAACGTTCCCACAAAATAAATTGGAAGTAATAGATGACACAATAATTTTAGTAGAAGGTATATTAGATGCGTTATGGTTACATCAGTTAGGATTTCCTAATGCACAAGCAATTTTAGGGAATAAATTAAGTCCTACACAGGCTAAGTACTTAAAGTCTAAGGCATCAAAGTTTATACGTATGTTTGATAATGATGTAGGAGGTGCAAGTGCTAAAAAAGCATATGACAAGTATATGGCAGACGTAACAACGTATGACGTGATTTATCCCGAAGGATGCAAAGACCCACAAGAATGTAACAAGGAACAAATTGAAACAATGTTACAAGGTGCAACATCTAAGTTAAAAATAAGGTTCAAAATGAGGAAATAAATCTGTACACTCGTTTGACACGTGTGTTGGACGAGTGTATAATTTAAGTACATTAAGAAAATGTGAAATTAGTAGATTACTGAAAGAGAGGTAAAGTTTATGAGTTTATTTAAAAGAGGATTTGACGCAGTCAAAGAAGAAGAAAAAAGACGTGAGGAATACCAAAAAAATAAAGCTGGTATATACAGATTATATGTTAAAGAAGGAGATGCCCCTATAGTGTTCTTAACAGAAGAACCGGTTAACTTCTATGAACATAATGTAAAAAACACACGTAATGGTAAAACATATTTTGATAGTGTAATGTGTACAGGAGATGATTGTCCTTTATGTGACACAGGTGACAGACCTAGTTTTAAAAGTGCTTGGATAGTTTTAGATTTAAGACCTTATGAATATGAAGACAATGGCAAAAAGAAAACAATAGAACGCCAATTAAAACTTTATGTAGTAGGCACTAAAACTGCTGGTATAATACAAAGAAAATCTCAACGTTATGGTCTTGCTGGTATAAAATATTACTTAGAACGTATTGGTAAAGATACTAATACAACTTACAATTTAGAAAAAGACGGAAGATATAAAATATCAGAAGAAGAAATAGAGGAATTATTACCTAAAGAATATAAAGAAATGTATGACGGAAGTGAAGATAGTTTAATGGATATTATCGAAGCCGAAATATCTAAAACAGCTTCTAAAGGTAAAGATTTTACACATGACACAGATGACGAGGTCGAAGATGATGAAGACGCAATACTTGGTGTAGATGATGAAGACGAAACGCCTAAACATAAAAAGGCAAAATCCGTCTTTAAAAATAAAAAAAGTAACAAATTTAAATTGAAAAAATAGGAGGAAAGTAAAATGTCTGTAACAAAAGTATCAATGAAGGAAATTATTTATAACTTTGAAGCTGAAACAGGTATGAAACAAAAAGATATTAAAGAAGCTATAAAAGTGGTAACAGATTTAGTGTTAACTACAGTAAGTGCTATGGAAGATAACGAAGCATTTACTATACCACAATTAGGTACTTTCAAAGTATACGAAAGAAAAGCTAAAACTTGTAAAAATCCTAAAACTGGAGAAAAAATAGAAGTACCAGCTAAATTGGCAGTTTCATTCAAACCAGCTAAAGCATTAAAAGATGTTTTAGAAGGCGAAGAATAATAGGGTATGAAACTATAACTGTGGACTATATAACTTTAACTATGGTATAATGAGGTATATTTATAAAAGGAGGTAGTTATATGAGAAAATTAAGTACTATTCAAAAAAGAGAAAAATTAAATGATGTATATGCGGCAGATGAAATAGGTCAAGGAGGGGCAAATCATAGATATATAATTTGCAAAGAAGGTGAAACTTGTTGGTGTGATGGAAGTAATTTTATAGGTGTTGTAGCTGAGATACTTTTACAACATGGAGTAAGAAAAGATAAGAACTCACAACATGGAGTAATAGATAGTGATTTATTAGAAATAGTAAGAGATAGGATGAAAGCTTTTCAAGCTGGACAATTTGCCAGTGAATATAATGAAAAAGCATTAGAACATATAGAATTAGCTTTAATGTATCTTAATCGTAGAGTTGAAGATAGAATAGAAAGAAATGTTTTAGGAAAAAACGAGAAATAAACCAATATGAATATACTAAATTTACCGGAATTTGAAGTTATATACCCGAATAATATAAATAGATGTAATCACTCACAAAGAAGGAACTCAATTAAGAGTTCCTTTTTAAGTAAGGAGGAATTAAGTTGAGATTTTATGAAACATATTTATTAGGTAGAGAACAGATTGAAAATAGAAAATCGGTTATTGTTACAAGTGAAACACAACTAAGATGTTTAGGTTATAAATTATATGATGTTATGGAGTTTGCGTTTGATACAGAAACAAATACAGTAGATTGGTGTAATGCAGATAATCCATATTTTAAAATAGTGGGTATATCAATTAGCTTTGGTATTAATGATAGTTATTACATTCCTATTGGTCACCGATTCGACCCTACTCCACAGCTTCCTTTGAAGACTATAGTTAGGCATTTACGCCCAGCTTTTGAGCGTACAGATGTTACAATAGTGGGACATAACATTAAATATGACATGCACGTAATGAAACGCATTGGAATTGAAATAAAGACACCTTATATATTTGATACAATGATAGCGTCATGGTTATGTAATGAAAATGTAGATAAAGGGTTAAAACCTAATGTGTTACGTATATTTAATCATCAAATGGAAAAGTTTAATGATGTAATTGCTACAGTACCCAAAGAGATAAAAAAGAAAGCTGGATTAAAAGCTAATCAGAAAGCTACATTCGATTTAACAATGATAGGGGATAGTGCTAATTACGCTACAGAGGATGCCTTCTTTACCTTCATGTTATATTTACATTATTTAGAGGAACTAGAGATAACAGGTATGACAAAGATATATTACAAAATGTACCCACCTTTTATACGTATTTTATATGACATGGAAGAAAGAGGTATAACAATAGATAAAGAAGCATGTGCTGAAATGAATGAAAAAATGCAAGAGGACATAGAAGACTTAGAATATCAAATGTTAGAATTAGTTGGAGTTGATTTTGATATAAATTCATCACAACAATTAGCACAATTATTATTCGGGTATGACGGATTCAAAACAGTAAATCAAGACTTATTAGACGTAAACTTTGGTTTCCCTGTACAAAGTAGAACAGCAAAGGGTGTTCCTCAAACTAACAATGCAACATTAGTAGCCATAAGTAGAATGGAATATAAGAATAGTAATAAAATAATGGGTGTTAAATTCTGTAACCTGTTATTGAAACACAAGGAATTAAGTAAACTGAAAACATTTACACAGAAATTCTTAGAAGTATGTTATCCCGACGGAAAAATCCATTGTTCATTCAATCCTGTAGGGACAGATAGTGGAAGAATTAGCTGTAATTCTCCCAATTTGATGCAAATACCAAATGCAGGGGAAGACGATAGATATAACATAAGAAGTTTATTTGTAGGTGATTTAGATGAGTATGACCAAGAGGATATTATATCTTGTGACTACTCAAACCTAGAAGTACGTGTTATGGCACACTTTAGTAAAGATGAAGGGTTATTAAATGCCTTTGAGCATAAAGTAGACTTACATGGTAATACAGCAAAATTAATGTTTAGATTAGACTGCGATGCAAATGAGGTTAAAAAGAAATACCCTAAGTTTAGACAAATGGGTAAAGTAATAGCGTTCTTGTTACAGTATGGAGGTAGTGTCATGGCACTTGAAAGTACACTAAATAGTAATGGAATGTTAACTGAAATGTTACAAGAATTAAAAGGGTATAAGCATAAAAAAGATTTACCCGACACACTTGCACCATTTTGGGGTTGTAAGAGTACTAAAGAAATGGCTCAATCATTAATGGATTTATACTTTGAAGCGTTTCCTGGAATAGCTAAGTTTATGAAACGCCAAAAGAAGTATGCACATCAACATGGAAAAGTGTATACAGTGTTAGGGCGTGAACGTAGACTGCCACAAATACAAAGTAGCAATTTTAGAGAAGTAGGTTATGCTGAAAGATTAGCATTAAATGCACCGATACAAGGTAGTGGTGCTGACATAATGATAAATGCACAAATAAATATAGCTAGGAGTGAACGCCTAAAAGAATTAGGGTGTAAGATGTTAGTACAAATACATGACGAACTATTATTTAGTTGCCCAAAGGAAAACTGTGACGAAGCCATAAAGGAAATACGAGAATGTATGATTTATCCTTTCGGACGTGACAAGTTATTAAATTTAGCACTTGATATTGGTTCTGCACATGGAAGCAGTTATGCGTGTGGACACTGATTTTCCATAGGGTATTCCGTTGACAAACTGGTCATTAATACAATGTGGGTATGTTTGACAGCATACCCCATTTTTTATACACTTTAATTAAACTAAATGTATTGGAGGAATGATGTATGAGATTAGAATTTAAAGATGCAAACAAAGAGGTTAATTTAGAAACTTTTGAAAGTGACAATGTAAAAGAGGTAGTTAGTGTGTTACAAGTATTATTACAGGAAAAAGTTGTAGTAAAAGACAAACTCCCTACAGTAAAAGGAATAGAAGAACCTACTAGAACCCCTAAACCTGTAGACAATGACAAAATGGTAAAATCAAAAGTTTATCCTTCTTTATGTTACGTGGAGTGTAACAGATTATCTACATGTGCTGATGCTGGTACAGATAAGTGTCAGAAATATGCATGGTTAAATAGACGTGAACGTGACACAGCCAAGTTTAGATGTGGTCATTCCATGAATATATCCGACTTTCCTTTAGATATTGCAGAATACACTTGTGGATGTTGTAATGCACATTACAATATAAGTTGTAGTGTAGACGGAGAACACTTCACTGTAAACTGTGGTAAGTGTGAAGCTCCTATAGATTTAAAATGGAATGCAAGACGAGAAATATTCGATAATTTATAATAGGAAGTAACCCTTGAAATAAATCAAGGGTTATTTTTTTAAGGTTATTTTACTTAATTGACGCTTTAACGTTAT